CCCAGCCTGTCCAAGCCATTTCCGGATTCCGCAAGCTCCTTACTATGCGACGATATATTTCCGACGCCAACAGCAACCGCTGCAAGGCTTGCTGCCATATCCGAAAGACTAAGATCGGTAATGGTTTCAATACCATTAGCGAGTCTTTCAAATCCGATTCCGGCATTGAGTGCGGCATTTCCTATTGACTCAATGATCCCGGATATACCATCAAGAATAGACCGGACTGAATCTCCGAAAGCGGTGATAACATCGGCTATGCAACCGAATATAGAGTCAAATATACTTGCTATACCTTCGAGACTGTTTCTTATGGCATTTCCGCAAGAAGTAATTGTGTTGGCTATGCCGTTAAGAACCTGCGATATTACGTTTCCAATAGCCAGAATTACAACAGAAATCTGTTGTAATACGTCGGCTACTCCTTCAATAATCTCTGCAAATAATTGGACTAACACATCTACAATTGGTCCTATATTTTCGCCAATGCTTCTGAACAACATTACCAAGAAGTTTACAATAGACGATACAAAGTCCGGCAATCTAGTTGCAAGAGAATCGATTAGTGCGATAACAAAGTTAACAAGTCCGTCAACCAGTTTAGGTGTATACGCAATTAATGCATCTAGAACACTTACAATTGTTTTAAAAATGCCATCAACAAGTGTTGGAACACAGTCAACAAGAACCTTCGTGAGTTCAAGAATGAGAGCCTTAAATGCTTCGCCAATAGCCGGAACACTCCGTATGAAAACTTGACATAATGCAACAACTGCGTCTGTCAGAGCACCAATTATCGCAGGAATAAGTTCGAAAACGCCAACAATTATAATGTGAAGTGACGCGACGATGGCAGTAGCTCCTGCAGCCGTTATCGTGGCCAAAGCCATAAGCCCGGCAGCAAATGCTGCGACGCCAATTCCAGCAGCCAAGCATCCAATACCAAATAAAGCAATAGCGCCACTAAGTGCCAATATGGAAGGGACAATAGGAGCAAGCGCAAGTCCTGCAACACCAATGACAAGGAACGCACCAGCTATCGCAAGTAATCCCTTACTAATTTTCCCCCATTTCAATCCTCCAAGAGTCGTTAACACCGGAGTTAATATAATCAGGGCAGAAGCCATCACAAGCAGTGCGGCAGAGCTAGCAAACATTCCAGGAGCAAGTCCAGCAAGTAATGCAAACCCCGCGGCTAAGACTAATATACCGCCTATAGCAGCACCAGCTTTGGCGAGCTCTTCCCAATTCATCTGACTAAATTTATTGCAAACATCGGCAAATATTTCCATGGCAACGGCCATGATAGTCAAGCAAGCAACAGATGCAAACATTTTACTAGACAATCCTGCTAATAGTGCAAATCCCGCGGCCAAGGCCAATACACCACCTATAGCAGCACCGGCTTTCCCAAGATCGCCCCATTCCATTTGCCCGAACTTATTGCATACATCGGCAAAGATTTCCATTGCGGCACCTATAAGAATTAATGCCGCCGAGCCTCTAAGCATTTTACTAGTATACCCCGACAGTTTTCCAAATCCAGCGGCAATTAGCAATATCCCGGATATAGCGGCTCCTGCTTTACCTAAATCGCTCCATTTAACGTTTTTGAGCTTTGTGCATACATCAGCAAATATTTCCATTGAAACGCTAATAACAAGAAGAGAAAATGCAGAGTTCATCATTTTCTTGGGATTTATGAGTTTGATTAATTCTGAAAAACCAGCAAATACAGCTAGCAAACCGCCTATTCCAGCAACGCCTTTAGCTAACCCTTCCCAACTAAGTCCAGACAGATCCTTGCAAACAGATGCCATGATCTTAAGTGTTGCTGCCATAATAACCATTTGAGTAGCGCCTTTTGCAATTTTATTTCCATCCATCGACATCAGTTTTGCTGCGCCAATAAGTTCAGCAAGAAGTATTCCTACTCCGACTAGACCTTTTGCCAATTCACCAAGATCTAAATCGGCCAATTTTTTCACGGCCGACGAAAGGATTAATATAGCAACAGACATACTAATCATAAGCGTTGACGCTTTGCCAACGCCTTTTAAATTAATATCTAGTTTATCAAACGCTTTAATAGCACCAATTAATTCTATAAATAGCACTGTAATTCCGCTTAAAGCATAAGCAAGTTTATCTGGGTCAATGCCAGACAGAACCCATAAAGCTGCTGACAATATGCCAATTGACACAGCGATCGCTTTTATGGTGTCAACTTTTAAATTTGTTTGCCATGATTTTAAAGAATCTTCAACCGTGCCAAAAATATCTTTTACTGTGTCGATAAAGCTTTTACCTTCCCCGGCCAGGTCCTTAAAGCCACTAACCCAACTTTTAAGTTTAAGCAAGATAGTAGTAATAATGCCACCATTCACAATGTCTAAAAGCGACTTCATATCTCCATTTTGGAAAGCATTTACTAGAGCTTTTCCAATGCTAGATGCGACACCAACAACAGCAAGGCCGACTTTTTTTATTACGGTCCAAAGTTTATTAAAAATATTAAGTAAAGCTTCAAATCCTGTGGCTTCGAATTTGCCTTTTAGATAGCTTCCAAATTCTTTTATCTTGTCAATCGCTTTTCCTAAAAGTCCTACGATTCCGTCAATAACCTTGCCAAATAAGTTAGTTTCATTTATAGATTTTGCTATTCCACTAACCCAATTGCCAAGAGATCCTGTAATACTTAAAATTACGCCACTAAAACTAGTAATTTTGCTAATAAGAAGCGCAATAGCACTAGCAGCAGTCTTAACAATTACAACACCAACTTTTAGAACCGAAAATATTCCTTCAAAAGTAGACTTTATTTTACCAGCGTTATTGCTTGTCCACTCTTTAAAAGACCCAGTTAAATCTCGAATACCTTTGGTGATTTTAATTAGCTGCTCAGATGTAGCAGGAGGAAATATATTACGAAACGCTTCTTTAATCGGTTTAATAATATTCATTAACCCGTCAAATGCGTTCTTTATTGCCTCTATACCAGCGGCTCGTCCTCCATTCTCAGCCCATTCTCCAACAACTTTGTTTCTGGCATCAGCGGATTTTCCGATCATATCGCTAAGCGTATCAGAGACACTAGTCCAAAGCTTTTTAGCATCTTCGAAGTCACCAACAATATACTCCCATGTCTGAGTCCAGCCAGACTGAGCTGCTTCCTTCAAAGTGTCGAGCAACTGTGTAAAAGTCTTAACTTTAGTTGCAGCATTATTTGCGTCCTCACCGAGGGCCATAATTGATTTGGCCTGCTCTTCAGTATACCCCATAGATTTGATCTGCTCTTCGGTCAAGTCACCAGTAAACTTAGCTAAAGTTTCAGTCAAAATCTCAGAACTCAGCCATCCATTTTGAAGAGTTTCTCTAAAAGAGCCTTCTTTCTTAATCATATCGTCGATGGCAATTCCATGTACTCTAGCTGTTTCTTTCAAAGCATCCTGAAACACCTGGCCGCCCATACCGGCATTAACAACGGAGTTCCAGTCCATAAGTTTAACTGTACCAGATGCTAATGCCTGAGAAAGCTGATACATTGCAGTTGACGCCTGCTGAGAATTTGAACCCGAAACGGCCGCTAAGTTAGCTATACCCTTTATTGCCGAAACAGAGGTATCTAGATCGACACCGGCTGCCGTAAATGTACCTATATTACGAGTCATTTCCGTAAAATTATAGATCGTCATATCGGCATAATGGTTCAGCTCGTCAAGAGCCTTGTTCACCTGGTCAAGAGTAGTGCCTTTGCTTCGAGTATTAGACAAAATCGTTTGAACAGAGTTAATCTGAGTTTCATACTCTTGGAAGCCGGTTTTGATTGGTTCAATTGTAAATGCTGATATCAATCGTTTTCCAGCGTTAACTGCAGAATTTGTGATGTTAGCGAGCGCAGTTATCGCCATAACTTCTAAGGCGGAAAACTTACTTCTAACCATCTCAACTCCGTTCGCGAGAGGAGACATGTCGAAACCCTTAGTCGCTGCGTTAACACCTTCCAAACCTTTTGCAGCACCAGTAAGATCTAGACTTTTTTTAAGCTGGTTAAGCGTGCCCATGCTTGTATGCACATTTTTTTCAAATTGAGCATTGTCAAATTTCATGGACACAACTTTTTCGTCAATTGTTTTACTCATAGCTTAGTAACCTCCTCCCATGCATCATTTGCGATTTTTTCAAAGATCGGGAGAATTGCGGGATTTATGTAGTCCCGCCCTTCTACCCAACCTCCATTATTGGTTCCGTGACCATATTGCAAAATTATAGCAATAGGAACCCCATTATTAACATTCGAATTATAAAATGAGATTATCGCAGATCCATTCTTGTTCTCTATCTTATAATACCAAGAGCTAGCGGTAAGTCCAGAGTCAACAGGTGTCGCAGACGAAAGAGCATCTACTCCTTCTTGCCCATATTTATCCAGATCCCCGAGCTTAATAACTTCTTTTGCTCTCTCTAGATACCTGGTAAGCTTTGAGAAGTCTCCTTTTTGTCTGAACGTTATCATTGCTTGCACCTCCTCTGTTATCCGTTAGTTCTTAATTTCTTTCTACGAGCAGCATTCAATGCTGTATTACGGCTCATAATTTCTCTGCGACTCATTTTCTTAGACGGTTGATTTTTAATATTGCATACTCGGATTAGAGTTAGAAGCCGATTTATATGCCATTTTTGACATTCAAAAGGAATATTCAAAGCTATCATCCAATAATAAATTAGCTCTGAAGTGATTTGTTCTCTACTTCCTTTACCAATAGCATCATTACTAAAACGAGTGGCAGTCATTGGCGCAGATATATATTCGTTGATCTCCCTAATGTTTTCTCCAGTTAAACAATTATACACTTCATCTGGAATATGTTGGTTAATTGTCATGCAACGAATATAATCAATTGTTTCTTCGAATGTTTTATTTTCTTTTGACAGAAAAGGTTTGCACCATTTTGACTCCCATTTTGAAAGAGAAACGAGGGAATGCTCAAGTTGAAGTACATATTCCTTTGAGTAAACAAATTTTTCATTAACTTCATCCCACATTTCAGTTGAGGGTATTATAATTCTAAGCATTGCTCTCGCCTCGCATTGTTGTCGTATTAATTATTGATGACTGCCGTGAGATCATCTGGAAGTTCTGCAACATAATCTTTCGGCAGTATGCCTTTAAAGAAGTCAGCGAACTTCTTTCCAGTCGGATCAGTCATCAGTTCCATGAGAAGCTCAGAATAGGCTTCAGTCTGAGAAAATTCAGTAGAAGCTTTCTCGCTCTTAGCGAATCCGCCATCTGCTGTCTTTTTACCATAAGACTTCTGGATAAGCTGCTCAAACAGATTGAACAACGTAGCATTATCGTTTTCCTCAAGAGCAGTCTTAATAGTCTTTTCAATACCTCCGGGAATATTCATCTCGAATCTAATAAGTTCGGCCTTGCTCATGTTAAAGTGAAAAGTCTCCTCGCGAGCATCACCGTTATAGTCAACATATTTTATAGTCTTCTTAAGCATGTTTTGTTCTCCTTTCAAAATTAAAAAGTGGAGGGCGCCAGCTTACCTGAATACGCCCTCTAAAGTGTGTTAATTAACCAGCAGCGGTCATCAGGGTCTTGATCTCATCAGGCAGGGGAAGGCGAGGTTCATTCCCGGGTTCGCCATCTTTACCGTAAAGAATATCCTCCAAAGCAGCAAGCTTAGTGGGATCAGCCTTCGTAGAATCAATAGTAATAGATGCGGTGGGCTTTGCACCGGTAACGTTTACGGGGGTGGTAGTAATCTCCCAAGAGAAAGTGATAGCCTCGGGAGAATCGTTGATGGTAGCGTATGCCTTCTCGGAAGGAGCTGCAAGAGCGCCATAAATAATATGGAGCTTGTAACCATAATCGTTGCCGTTGGTGTCGTTGCCGATAGTGGTTTTGTAGCACAGACCGAAGGTCTTACGAGCCTGCTGACCGATCATAACGCCATCTACAAGAGCAGCGGAGCCATCGCACGCAGCGAACTCATCAGGATAGGTGTATGCTTCGATTGTTGCGCCGAATTCCTCAGCGGAAAGCAGATTGAGATACTTGATGTCATCAGCGTAAAGAGGGGTTGCCTCTGCACCGGAGGGGCTCTCAGTAACAGCGGTAAGGCCATTCCAAGCAACACCCTTCTGGTATGCGCCACCTTCCTGGACATAAAGAACACCATTCTTTACACCAGTTTCATAAAAACGTTCGCCAGTCTTGTCCCATTCAATTTTGGCCATATTTTAGTCCTCCTTAAATGTATAATTTCAATACAAAATGATTTAAGTTATTTGCAGTGTACATTCGGTTAAAGCTGCACATAGGAAACTCAGCCATTATTAATCCAGGAAGTTCGCTATCAGGGTTCGGATCGATAACGGTTAATTCATACTCTTCAACAAGTCTATAATTTCCGTTATTAGCACGAAATTGTCTTATTCCGGATTTAGAGTACCGAATGCATCTATATTTCATAGAAACCGAAGGGGGAGGCTGAAAATATACACGGCTTTCTTTTTCGCCCTTTGTTCCAATAAGTTCTATAAGTTTCTCATGGAGCTCGAGTCTATCCATTGTATAAACCCCCAACAGTAAGAATAAGTCTTGGATACCGAACCTCTACGCTCGATACCTTCCACTTTGCGCCCATGTATGTAACATAGCGCATAGAGTGAAAATTTTCGTTGGCGAAAGGATCGGAAAGAATGCTTATCTCATTAGATATGTCTATGCTATCATTTACCTGATTCCCGGACTGGAGTTTTCGAGTATTTCTGTAAACGTCACCAGAATACTTGTGCTCGACTATATCTTCTATCCAGATGCCAGGTGCAGTTTCCTTAGAAATAGCATAACCAATACTTCCATAAAATTTAGGCATACTTCACATCCTTTCGCCATTTTGAATTATTTTGTTCTGAATCAGACAGAACCCCCGTCAGCAACAGGCTCCTCGAGAACAATTGCGGACTGGATCTTAGTAAGAGCACCAGACACACGAGTCTCCATAAGATACTTGTACTGGTTGAAGTCGATATCGAAATCCTCGAAGTTGGTGATCTGTCCACCCTTGGTAGAGCCAATCTGGTAGTCAGTCATATTAACGAAGATACCAAGAAGCTTCTTCTGTTTATTCTTGCTATCGGTGCGGACCTTGCCCTCAAACTGCTCGACAGTATGAATGGTGTTCACGTTAAGTGCAGCAGCAAGATCAGACTTAGACTCATAGATGCGACGACCGTTAAGATCACGAGCCAGAAGCATCACGTTAAGCAGATGCGGGGTGCAATAGAAATCCAGGGAACCGCTACCCTTATAGTTCTCGCGAGCATACAGAGCTGCGGCAATAATAGCCTCGGCATACACATAGTTGTCACCGAAGTTTGCAGCGGTGTTAGTACCCTGAAGCTCTGCTCTTGCAGCGGCAATGTCAACATCAGCATGAATGGTATAGAGCTCATCATCCTTCCAAATAGGACGAACGTGGGTCTCATAAATCTTCTGCTCATCGCCGGCTTCTCTGCCATCGCCGATCATGATCGCGGTAGCAAGCTCCTCATTCAGAGCCATACGCATTACACGATACTGATAATCGACAACATCGAAATCGGTGATATCGACGATATCGTCTCTCTCGAGCTTATCCTTAACATAAATAGTCTGAGGATCGGTCGTACGATTCAGAAGATTAAGATTTCCGATAAAGCCCTTTTCCTTAGTCTTCTGGTAGCCCTTTGCTCTGATATCTGCGCCTCGAGCATCTGCCTGACGGGTGCGAATACGGCTAATGGGGCTCTTATGAGCCTTGCCAAGAACGCTATCGATCCAAGTCTGGTCTCTGGTAATAAGCTCAGGCGCGCCAGGCCTCACATCCTTATACTCAGGGAATAGAGTCTCGATGCTATTAATTCCATGCTCCAGAATGTCGCCGCGCTCTTCAGCGAAGATACGCATCGCGGTTCTAAGGCTACCTACATTGTTGGACTTTGCGAGGGCGATGATGTCCTCCTGATCTGCGTGGGTGAGTACGTCATTGTTTTCCTCTACGTCAAATACATTGTGCTTCATGCTATTTCCTCCTTTATCATCGGCGTCATCGCCGTCTTCATTGTTTTCATTGTCTTCCATAGCCATGCCAATTAATGCATATACTACATTCTTCTGCTCTTCTGTAAGTGTATCGAATACTTCAGCAACAGTCTTTTCGTCTTCGTTGCTAGTAACCTTCTTGTCTTCCATTTTTTTGTTTCCTTTCTTCTCTTCGTCTGCGTGATTAAGAACAAGTTCTTCTCCAGTGTATATAATTGCTTCGTCCGATTCTTCACCATGCATAATGACAGAATCTATAAACGCGCCAGGATTCGCTCCAGCGAGAACAAGGCTAACCTCACGGATTATTCCGTGCATGACAGTATCGCCATCCTGCTCAAGCTTGTTTGCGCAAATAGAAAGGGCCACAACATCGCCATGCTCCACAAGAGTCTTGGCGTTTCGGCCCTGTTCGGTATCGTTGAACGTACCATATGTATACATTCCTTCATCGCGATGCTCAAGTACGGCATTACCAAGAACACACATGGGATCGCTATGGTTGTGCCCCCAAACAAGAGGCACTGTTGCGCCATCCATGTCTTTAAATGCGCCAGGTGAAATTACTCTGCCGTCCGAGCATTTGAGATTAGCTTTGGTCGCCCATCCACTAAAATCAAAGTTCTTTCCCATTTTGACTTATTCCTTCCTTTAGTTTTATTACCAATATTCTATAAGCCGACCGTCAACTTGGTATCTCTCTGGATGCCTCAGATACTTGATCGCCTCAGCCGTTGATCTTCTGACTCTTTCAGTACGTTTGTCTGTGTTTTGGAGTGTTTGTCTGTACGCTTTCCAATCAGAATGATTTTTAGCAAGATTCCCAGCATCAAGGCTATCATTCATTTCCTTAAAATATTTTTCAGCCACTTTTTTTCCTGTTTCATAGGATTTGGCGGCAGCTTTATCTTTAAGCAAATTTGAAACTTTACGCGCTCCATAAACAGTCAAAGCTGTACCAACAACAGCAGCACCGATTATAGCAGCTTTTTTAACTCTAGCTTTTCGAGCTTCTTTAGCAGCAGCTTGATCGGGTCCAATATTAGTGGATTTTTTGCTTATTCTTCCAGAACGCTTACCTGATATGCTTTGAATATTTTTTCTTCGTCCCCATTTCATTCCTAGGACGCCATAATGCATTAATTCATTACTAGGCAATTACATCCCATCCCTCTCTTCTTATGTTTTTAGGAAATATCGCTTATCGGCATATTGCCTAAGGACATATTATCAACAGGCGTTTCCAATTGTTCTTGAACAGGAGATTCATCAGGATGATTCAAATTACTATTAATAAGCTCGTCTGCTTTTGGATCATCTGAAGGTTTCATACCGATAATCTGGCGTATTTCATTAGATGTCAGTATCTCGTTTCTTGTAAACTTATCAGCTATTTCAGCTATGTCGTTTATAGGAACGAGCTTGAACGGATCTCTGAAGAACATAATTGTCTTTTTCTGAGTAAGTGCCGTTCTTGTTAGAAACTTTCGTTTCATTTCGTCAACAATTGCTGATATAATAGGTTCAATTGTTCGGTTATAGTAGTTAAGCATCGTTTTGTCGTCTGCCGTTCCATCTAATATGCCCTGAGTAATACCCAACTGGCCGTATAATGTCTCAGTTAAATATTTAATCTGGTTCATAAGATTATTTTCGACAGGTCTATTCAACTGCGTAACACGCTCGGTGCCATCGGTATATGCTATACCATACTTAGAACCTCGCAATTGGTTCTCTATATCTCTTCGGCGATTTTCCGCCTGTTGACGTCTTGCTTCTGTCTTGATTGTATACGGAAGCTGAATGATAAGATCCAGTTTTCCAGAACCACTCTGCTCATCAACAGCGTCAAGCAATACAAGTTTTCTTATTAATCGCTGCATAGTTGAGTTTGGTTCATTCATCACCGCATAAAGAGGATTTTCAACAATCGCCACATTCTTTTTCTGAAGAATTAAATCTTCTCGTCTTGCTGTTTTCTCATTATACACTCGTACCTTAACACTCGATGGGTACCATTCCAAAATCTTTCCTGTGCGGATTGATTCTATGTCAAATGATCCAGTATTCTTAGGATCGAGCGTGGTATCGACCGGAACAAGAGCAACGCATCCTTCGTCCATCATAGACATAACCGCGTCTTGAAGAAACGCTCTTCCAGTTTGGTCAAGATTTGCGCTAAGATTTAGACATCGATTTAATGCAGAATCTATTACAGAAAGAAAACGACCATTATCATCAAGCATTACATGCTGAATGGAAATAGACGAAGCATCTAAAGCTATTCTGTTATAAACCGATGTGACTATAGAGCGCTCGTTTCCTCTGGTCAGACGAGGCCTGTCCGGACGATAAGTGTAACCGGTTCCATAGCTGTGAACTCCAATCGTCGGATCTCTGTTGTTAATAAATGCATTCCAGCCGTGCTGGAGTCTGTCTACAAGTCCCAATTTTATGGCCTCCGATTTCCTGTTTCTATTTGTTTAAATATGACATTCCAGCATAAAAAGCTCCATATGCAGCAACAAAAGCCACAGAATTTCTCCATGCGTCTCCTTTTGCCCTCTTGATAGCGTCAGATACTGGCATATCATTATCTACAACATATTTTGCGGCTTTCTTTCTAGTTGCCGAATTGTACATTAACTTATCGCCAATCGATGATTCCTTTTCTATTTTGCTCTTAACGTTTTTAATTTTGTTTTTTCTATCTTTTTTTATCTTTTTATATTTAGATTCCGCGTCACGAACTTTCTTGGCATCGTCAAACGCTTTTTCCCATCGTTTGTCATTTTCTTCCCGATGTTTCTTTATTGGGCTCCACGCAGAAATCGATCTTTCATAAGCAGCATTAAACGACTTGTTATATGCTCTTTTGGCCATTTTATAATTAGATTTAGAATCATCGTATCTTCTTTTAAGATTTGAAATACGATCATCGTTTCTTACTCCCCACTTCATGCCTTTTACACCATAGTGAAGAAGTTCGTCGGTATAAGAATAATCTTGCATAGTATCCCCCCCCCTTTTTTTACTTTAGATCTTTTAAACGTAGATCTTCAATAATATTTAAAGAAGACGAAGCAAACTTGCGACCGGTTTCACGATTTTTAGAAAGCATTTCGTTAGTTCTTGTAGCTGTACTTTTTCCGGTTTTCATAGTAGTTGCAACTTCTTTAGCATTCATTAGAGCCACAACAGCCGCTTTTCCAGTTTTTAATGGGTCTCCACTTTTAGATTTTTTTACTCTTTTTGCATATTTATTTTTAGACGTTTTGTATTTTGCTCGAAACTCCAAATCCGATAAATTATTGTAATCGGTTTTTATAAGTTTTGTTAGTTTAGTATCTTTATCATTTATTTGCATTCGATCTCGTTTTGTCAAATTATCTTTTTTAGCGATTCTAAGAACATTCGCTGTATATAAAGCTTTTTGTAATTTTGATGGCTTATTGCTGGACAACGTTCTAGCTATCGCTTGCGCAGCGTAAGCGTTTGTTCTATTATTCTGTCCGCCAAGAGCTTCTGTAACTTTCTTATAGTACCTATCGTAGCCTTTCAAAGCGTCCGCGTAACGATAACGTTTTGTTCCTGACGAAGTAGTTGGTTGGGATTTCCTATGACCCCACTTCATTCCAGGAACACCATAATGCCGAAGTTCATCGGTACAAGAGCAATCCTGCATAATATTCCCCTCCTTTATTCGAATGCATCTTTATTATTTTTGTAAGCGATATACGCGTCCATCATAGACGCAACAGGGTCTATCTTCTGGTCATATCGCTTTTTCATAAGTTTTCTGTTGCCATTCGTATCTTCTATGGTTATCGCATTACCCATAGCGTAACTCATCAGCTCTTCGTCAAATAGAAGCATTCGTTCTTCTGAAAGTTTCTTCAATTCACCAAGAGGGACTGTTTCCGTCTTAGCTCCTTGTATGACTTTCTCTATTCCGAAAGGCCCATTCTCTCGTTCCCATCGCTCCACGAACTCTCTTGCGTTATACGGGTCAAAGCCAAGGCAACGAACATCATAACGGCTATTGATAATATGCTCGTCAAGATCCTCATATACTTCGGTCATATCAAGCACTGTTCCCTCAAGAACCATAAGGCTTCCTTCGTTTAAGAATTGGTCATATTTGACTTTCATTGCCGCAGGAAGTTTAAGATACGTTAATGACGATATGTAGTTTCGTGTCTTTATACCAAACTTGCCATTAGACAATGGAAATAAAAATGTGAACGAACAGAAGTCATCACCCTGCGAAAGGTCTGCTCCAAGAGAACAAGGCATTTCCCAGAATTCTCTTTTCCTATGAGGAAGTGTCTCTTCATAAGTGAAGTAATAAGTATAGCCTTCCATAGGAATACCGAATCTCTTTGCTAAAATATCGTTTCTGACAGACGGATTCTTTTCGGCTCGCTCAACGTCCAACTGATAAGTCTCATAACTAACCGTCTTCCCTATGTTGGGTTGAGCTTTCATCCACATCTCTGGGTCGGAGACTTCATCAATAGAGTCAAGTTTATACCACCATATGGAAACATGTCGATTTACATATTCGCCTTTTAGTATGTCAGCTAACTCCATTTTGATTGTGTCGCCAGGTCCATTGCGAACAGTACCTTCTGAGCTGATTGCTATGATAAGGTAGTCGTCATTCTTAGACGCGCCCTGCTCTATTGCGCCAACAACATCTTCTCTAATGTCTCCAGACAGCCATTCATCAATAGTATTAATACGACTGTTTAGACCTTGAAGTTTATCGATACTCATTGGACGTATTTCAAGAAGAGAACCTGTAAGAAAGTTTTCTATACCCTTCTTTGTTGATGCAAGCTTTACTCTATTTGCTTTTGAACCTGTTGTATTTTGTATCGATCCTTCAGTTAAGAATTGAAACAGAGGGCCTCTCGATCTGGTTATTGCGGTACGTATCGGAGACAGCACTTCTTCAGCCTGCTTCATTGTTGGGGCGGTTGTTATCTGGTGAGTTGTGCTTCCATCGGCATTAAGAAAGAAATTTTGTATACAAGACGCGTACATTGATTTAGCTGCACCACGAGCTACTATCAAATACTGTTTCTTAATAAGGCGTTTCTTTATGGATTTCCTTACATACCGTCCACCGTATCCATCTGGATTAGGAACATAAACACTTCTGTCGACATAGTAATACCAGCCGAAAATCTGTTCAGCCCATAATTTAAATGTGTCGAGGAGATGGAGATCTTCGCCATTAGTAAGAGTAAGTTCGTTTTCGCAAAAAGCAATAAATCCATTAACCGCTTCATCGTCGTAGTATATACCAGGATTTGCTATGAGCTCTTCTATACGATTCATTTCTAATGAAACTTCTCTGCAAACCGGTATTTCTCCCCGCATTACAGCATCACGAAATTGGCCATAGTAGATAGGAGTGGCAGTATTAGATAGTGACATATGTGATTACTCCTTGCTTTTAATGGTTTTGCCTCCGATTATTTCTTCTTATTAGGATTAGATGCAATGTAACCAGCAGCCTCTCGAACACTAAACTCTTTGGTCATTGCGACTTTGACGCCGTAAGCCATCGCGCCAGCAGCAGCCGCAGTTAAGGCTTTTTTGCCAGCAGAAGACATAACATCGGTAACAAATTTCCTTCCAGGAGCAATGTCTTCTTGAGTTAAACTTTTAAATTCTTTCTCAAGTTTCATGCGTTCAATCTTTTTCTTAAGATCGGCATCGGACATTGTTCTTCGCTTGTTAAGGTCTGATTTTCTTGCCTGCCGCGCTTTTTGATCGGGAGTCGACTTTTTATTCGAAGGTTTACGCCGAAGTTGAGCAGGAGTTCTTCTAACACCCCACTTCATTCCAAGGACGCCATAATGCATAAGTTCATTATTATCCATTTTGATTTTTATCGCCCCTTTCCTATATGTAATGTATAGACTTTAATTTATCCAGTCCCCATTCGAAGATCATGAAACGGCGATGTGAACCAAGATAGTCTTCGTTATCAGTCCATTCGTCTATTTTACCGCCAGAGGACAGACGTCTGACCATTACGCCATATATATCTCCGTCAGCTTCTTCATGAAGATGGCCAGCATGGACTTCTCGAATGCTAGCGCTTCCAAAAGATTCTGGAAAAGCAATCGGAAAGATGTGAGCAAGATTTTTCATGGTGGCTCTCTTAGAATTTCCATGAGTGACCATTATTGCATTGTTTCCGTAGGTTATGCATTTTCGATTTTCTATCGAATCGTCAACTATAGAACCATATCGTTCTAAAAGAACCTGAACAAACATCCACGAAATGCTTTTATCGTGATTACCAGGAGTATAAAGAACTCGAACTTCGTCAGCATTTGCAATAGCGTCATCGATTATTGCATAAATGAACTTTTTGCCATCTTTAACCGCTTTTACCATGTCAACCTTCTCTATTTCAGTTCCTTTTGTCGTCTGGCCGTTTACGATACTATCGTTATGAAAGAAATCCTGTCCAAAAGGAATTACAATCTTTTCCCATCTTCTACTGTTTATAAGTTGAAGAATCTCTTCTAAAATCGGTTCATAGTAATCGTAATAAGCTATACCCCAATGCATATCGAACAACGGAATTTCTAGCATTCTAGAAGAATGCGTTTTTGTTTTCTGTTCGTATATGTATGGTTCGACATTCTCCTTTATAGCTTTTATAAAGTCTTCGACATTAATTTCAGAAGCTTTTTGTTTAATCCATGCCTGGACAATTTCTCCGTTCGCTGCAATTTGAACCGTAGCATCGTGTGCTACGAATCCTTCGTATGTTCCGCTATCTAAAGTTAGACTGTCTGGATAAATTTTTCTAGTCCATCTTTTAATGCAAGTAGAAAAAGACCTGAACGTCATAGGATGCTCTACTTGTTCTGTGTAAAACTCGTAGATTTTCCTATTCGTCAAGCCTTGTTCTTTCATATAACAGCATTGTTTCTTAACTTCTATAGGTATTGTGCTTGACATTTATGCACCTCCTATTCTGTTGTTTTGTCTGCTTGGATAAGTAGTCGCCATTCCAATTCATTAATAACTTTGTTCGATGCATCCGCTATTGTGCTTCTATCAGGAGGATCAAACATTTGTTTAACCTTAAGGCCCATATAAGTTTTTACCGGATGTATTATTGCGTCATTGGAAATATACTCGTCCCAAGTGGTGTACTTGTCTGTTATCGAAAACCCCTCGGAAGGTCCGACACCAAGCTGAGTAAGAATTGCAAATACAGAGTTGATATGAGTTATTATATCAAGATCAAACTGTTCATAATCTTCTTCTATTCCGAGGAGTTTTTTTATTGATGTCAGTATACTATCCATTTTGAATCCTCCGTTGCTCTTATATCAATTCATGTTAATGTATTTAGTGTTAGTGTCCATAATACTTGCTATATCGGTCTGTTCGACATAGATACCGTTAATCTTCTTATAAACACGTTGTACTTCTGCATAGGTTCCGTTGCTCTTAACGTACAAGCCAGTTCCTGTTGCATTCTTTGTCGCCTTTGCATAGAGTGTGAGAGAAGTAATATCTGCAGTCCCAGGGTCATGCTTGGGCGTTGTAACGTATACTGGGTTGTCTGAGCTAACCAACTGTGTACACAGCTCATCGGAATACCAACCAGAAAAAGCATAACCAGGAGAAATCTCCGCCTCAAAAATAGCGTCATATCCTTGACGTGTTGGGGTAGTTGCATATGCATAATCTATACCATCTTTAGCGATTGCAGAACAATTACAGCTATAAATCTCATTATCATTTAAAATCTTAAAAAAAGCATCTTCAGATGGTTGACACCAATAGTAAGGCCAATTAGTAAGGTTGTTACCGTCACCATCTTGAATCCAGTTAAAACAAGTATCCCCAAGTAGTTTAGTTGGTTTCGCGTATATAGCAATATAGGCATTAAAAGGGCATAAAATAGTTGCTATTACGTCACTCGATAATGAACTTCCACTTGCACTTTTCTTTTCAATTACTTTACTCTGGTCTATATTGTCAAATTCGCCAGTTCTTAAAAGTCGAACTTCTTCTTTGGTCAACCTATCATAATAGAATGAAATTACATCAAAATCCAGATTGGTTCCAGTCAAAATGTTTTTATATTGACCAACAGTAATTGTATATCGCTTTATCCCAACCTTCGGATACAACATAACGTCTTCCGTCACTGTAATGGTATATGGATTATCTTCACTTACTAACTGAGAAAGTCCAACATCCGAATACCACCCATAAAGCTGCCACGTTTCATCCTCTGGAGTAAAAGTGAAGGTCACGCTATCTCCATAATGTGCAGTATTGGCACTTACAGTAGCTGTGCCATGTTCTGCAGCTCCAACACTGACGCTGTATGATATTTTTGTACCCTTTGCGTATAAAGTTGTGTCCGATGTGATTGATATTGTGTAGGGGTTCGCAGTGCTTACGAGCGTCAAATAGCTACTATCACTATACCAACCATCAAACAAACATCCTTCGTTTAATTGAGCTGTAAAAGTGACACTATCTCCAGAAACCACACTATCATCACTAACAGTAGCGCTTACGATGTTTTCACCAGCTACAGCAGCACAATTGTAAATAGCTGCATCAATTGTGGCTTTGGCATAGATGGCGAGGTCTGCGGCAGCGGTAGTACTATGTGTTAAATTTGAGGACACCAACTGCGTACAAGCTTCATCACTATACCAGCCGTCGAAACTTGCACCGTTATACAACTCCGCAGAAAATGTAACGGTTTCACCCTCATATGGTTCCGCATTAGACACCGAAACACTCTTCACACCATTACCAACTTTATTCGCTGCGCAAGAATACTGTGTGAAGTACGCAGTAATTGAAGTATCTCTAACGCCTGCCGCATGGAAACCATTTGCAATTTTTATTGTATAAATGGCGGAAGTGTTTGATTTTGTAAAACTACCAGAGATACTACCAGTGTGTTCGGTTAAATTAGTAGAAATTCTTTCAGTTGCAATCGCATTTTGTCCTGCTATTGCAACATTGATTGTGTTTTTACTATTACTTAATGTTGCAATTGTTTGCGCCCAGACATCAACTTTATGAGCTATTGCCGCCGCAGAAGGGAATAAGACATCTCTACCAGCGTCATTCATCGTAAATCTAGCAGTTGTTGAACTGGTGCGCATTGTGATATATTTACCACCAATGGCAGCACCGTTCAGAGCACCGCCAGAAGTGGAGAAATATTGCTTTACATTATCCTCATTTATATAAAGTTGGAATGATTTTGTTGTTGCCATTATTCATCACCAAACCTGTGTGATGTTGGAACGCCATCATCATTAAAAAAGTAAATTGTTAATACATTTGGTTCGTCTTTGAAAGCCATCACTTGTCTGTACTTATCACCATCATAAAACCAAATTATTTTATTAAATAAAATATATTTTATAATTTCATCAATTGTGCTCGTCTCTGTCAAAACAAGCATCATATCACCGCCAGTTCCGTCGGCAGTAGCATTAAAATTATGAAAAATGAGCTCATTCATTTAAATCACCCCAAATCGAAATAAAGGTCGCCGTCTTCACCCATACTACTGCTAGGCGCGCCACTTCCTGTTCGATAAGCCTGAATTTTTAATGACCCGGTTATTGTGTTACCAGCTTTGTCATGAGCCGTATAGCCGCTTACAAGCTTATCAGAAGCAACAGTATCTTGAGTTAAATCTACCAGCGTTCTGCTTCCATATACGACTTTATTGACTGCCATAATTAAGCACCAGCAATTGTGAAAGTAATACCGCCTGCAGAATTATCGCTTTCTGAAGTGGGTATAGCGCTAACAGTTACGGTAGAAAGATAGTCATATCCTTCATCGGGCAGAACAGAGATCTCGGAAATTCCAGGCGTAATAACCTTCGACTGCGCCGTAACCCCACTTGCAGGAGCCAGAGTACCGGTGACGCCAAGAATTGTAACGCCTTCCTTAATGTTTGCTTCGACCAACTTAGCCTGTTCGGTTGCGTCGATGCTGACCTTACCGCTGCCATCATGAAAACCGGTAGGTATTGTGAACTCTCCTGTTTTAGTGGAAATAGAGCCGTTAACCGCTCCTTTATTGGGCATAGTGCCTACAAGCTTAGATCCTCTTGCATAAGCGGTCTTACCTTCGAGAATCTCCGCAACAGCGACAGTTGCATCGGTAGAGTTAACGTCGAAATCGCAGTTACCAGTAATTATTGCGCCGCTTTTATCATGCGCAGTAAATCCGCTAAGTATTTTATCTTGAGTAACAGTATCGCTAGTAAGATCTATAAGCGTTCTATTACCGTATACGACTTTATTAACCTGTTTTGTAGCCATTATTGTATCCTCCTTATAGTTCGGCTATTATCGCCGTAAATCCATTTTGATCGTTTGATACTTCATAGTACGGAATCGCAAGTACCGTAACATTGTCCTGCATAAACTTATGTTTGGTTTCAAGTTCCTTTGCATCTACCGATGGCAATACTTCGTAGTCACCATCATATACATCAGCAGTTATTGATGCTGGCAGTTGAATTCTAGCCTTAAGTTTTAATGTGGTGTCTACAATCTTACCATTCAGCGCAACACCTATGCGGCATATGCCATGAAGCGTTCCGTACTGGTTAGTTACGGATCCTACAAGCACTATGTAGTCACCTCCGAAAGGACTTCAAAGCAAGTAGGCTCGATAACGGTGTAAACGTCGCCTTCTGCAGTAGTAAGTTGAACATCGTATTTATACTTACCAAACTCGCACTGACGAGTATCGTCTGGCGTTATATGTATGATATTTGCGCCTCTTATTGTTTTGCTAAAGCACACATTTGTGTCTTTAACGGAGCGCTTTACTGAGAAAGTAAGCGTGTCATCAGGCGAAATGACGTATTCTTCTTTTGTTATATCGTTTACAATCGGTATCTCTAGATACGCAGTGTCGCCACGCGTAAGCCTTATTGTGTTATCAACTTCGACATAAAGCATTTATTTCTTTACGCTCCTTTCTGTATATAATTCTATTAGTGCTTCCATGGGCATGTATCGTTCTTGGTTCGAACAATAGGCCCTGTTATTATCTGTTTTTCGTCTCCATAATGAATAGCATTGTGCGTGTTGTGAGTTACGCATATTAGATACTCTGGGTTCATAAGATACTCTGTACTAAATTTTATATCAGAAATAGTTATCGGATTCATATGATGTATCAGAATCCTTCCATATATTTCGTATCCTTCAAAAGCAAGATCGCATCCGTTATCTCGGATAATAATCTGATCCCTTATTCTCTTCCATTCCGCAGACCTATAAAAATTTTGATTTATATATCTGTCGAAGCCAAATGTGTCATCACCGACTCGTCCGTTTAATTGAAGATATTTAAATCTTTCTTCAAAAGTAGGGAGAAGAATCAACTCTGAATATGTTCTAATACTCATTTTGATCGTCGTCTCCTCCCTGGCCACTATACTTCTTCATAGCATTAATAGCTTTAATGTACAGCTCTTCCATTCGAGCCTGAGATTTGACTGCCTCAGTCTTAGCTTCTGTCAGCTCGTTCTCAAGTTCTAGTTTTCTTAATTCTAGCTTAGACTTTGTAGTAGCCAACTTCAAAAAGTGAGTAGTTTCTTGGGAAGAGGCGGTTCCTTCAATCAGTCGCTTTTCCACAAGATCGGTCGCCAGTGCGATCAACTGGTTCTCCCTAGCTTCTGGAGTAAGAGCTGGACGTACCTTTCTGGTTGTACTAGTCTGACTCTTCTTTACCTTAGCCGTAGGTGCCGCCTCCTTTCTTCTTAGTATATGATCCTTTACTTTACTGTAATTTCAAGGGTTAGATTTTTCTTAAACTCTTCAAATAGAGCTTTCTCGTCGATAGATGGGACAGTTTTGATTAGCGCTTTGCACATTCTAAGGTTTATTATCATACAGCGAAGCATGTCTTCTGTAACGTAGAGGCCTCTTTCGTCGCTGTAGCCATTGAAACCAAGATCAATTAGCTCCTTAGTTTCTGCCCTATATCCTTCTGGAATATCATTAATATTTCTGTAACGAATCACTTCGTCTTCCTCCTGTTCGTTTTGAGTGATAAGTCGCTTATTTACTTCTTCTGCGATTTTAGGATGCAGATTATATAAATAATCTCCGGGGCAAGATTTGTTTGCGAACCATCTATGAACGGTCATGTTCTGTTTATCAACCTGACCAATTAAAGACTTGTCTCCTTTCCATAGGAGTTTCTTTATCCCATTGCGTTTACAAATATCAACAAGAAGATTGATTAAAGATTTATATGCTGCGTCGTTAACTTTATAAGGGTGAGTAGTATCCGACGCCACCTCAATCGTTATTGCTCTTATGTCGTTTGCTTTGGAAGAAGTACACCATGATCGGTCTTTTTCCTCTACATACATTCCTATTTTTCCATCGTAGCCAATTCCATAATTGGACGATGCCTGCTTAGAAGAGTCGGAAAATACATTTCCAAGAGTTTCTACAGAGCATTGGCCAACAACACAATGTATAGAAATCGTATCTATCTTGTGTCCTTCTCTACTAGATTTGTTCGGAGATATTTTTTTGTAATTTACAAGTGAACTATTTGTGAAACCCATAAATATCAGCCCCTTTAGTCGTCTTCTAGAAGTCCGCTATACGCTTTGTCATCGTCTTCCATGCATTTATTACCTCTTTTTGCTATTGTTTATATATAGTTTTCCTTTAAGTGAGATTTAGAAGGAGCCCGCATGAGTCACCAATACTCTGGGTGAAAGGAGAATATATGGACAGAAAGGAGATTATATGAGAAAGAATCAGCATGTTTTGCCGATGACCCTGGGCCCCTTTTAAATCTCACTTAAAAAGAAAAATATAAAAAATCCCTCCGGAGAATTTTCAAGGAGGCACGCGATGCAGGGAGGGGGTGCTATTTTTGCGACCCCCCTCTATGCCTTTTAACAGTTTATGGTGCCTAATCCTTCTAGATTTCTAGTTTTTATATACTTTTTTATAAATATTTCTGAAATCATAGAAAATAATCTCATCGATTGCTCGTTCAACTTCTTCGTCTACTTCTTTTTGGCACAAATCATCTGAAAGATTTACTATTCTTCCTAAGTAAGAACAAGTATTGTAACCTTTTTCTATGTCAAACATAAACCAAGAAGTAAAGTCATCGAAAGGATTGTAAGGATTGTCAAAAGTTGTTAACATGCACTCTTTTCCCATCACTTAATTTCCTCCTTTCAAATACTTGGATACTGTTGACGGCGACATGTTAAGTTTGTCTGCTATTTCGCCAATTGTGTATGACGCACTCATAGCTTTTATTCTATTAATTGTGCCAGAAGATACAGATTTAGAATTTTTAGGAGTTGCCCTTTCTCTAAGACTATCAGGATCGGCATTATTAAGTATGCGCTTTAACTTTGATTCACTAATTGCTCCAGCCTGAATAGCTTCCCATTCTTTGTCTGTTATGTTTATGTTTCTATCTCTTCTGGATACAGATCCAACCTCTTGACGAGCCCTTGTTAGCGATTGCTGCCTTGCTTTCTTCTCATCTTCTTTCTTCATATTAGGATTAGAAGACTTCTTATATTGTACAGCGACATTTGCTCGTCTTTGAGCTTCTCTTTCTCTTCCTTTATTAAGTTCTGCCTGATTAAGCTTACTCATTAAAGAAGATACCTCTTTTTTATATGTGTTCTCAGCGCTCTTGCTCTTCTCCAGCTTAGGTGTACGTAGCATCTCCAGACGTGACTCATTCGCCATGGCCTTCATTTTGTTAGCGTAATCAGCATAAAGAAGCTCCATTGGGTGCCTTGCTTCTGATACCAGGGTATATGCGTCATCGGTGGCCGCCATCTTGGTAGTCTTGCGCGTCTTATGCCTTGTTACCGTGGTTACTTCTCCTGTTTTAGGATTAGTTTTAGTGACTTCGTAATACGCGTCATCTGCTACCTTATAGGACACCTTACCAGTAACTGGGTCTATTATAGGATTACCTTGACGTTTAATATCATCATACTCTCCAGATGCTTTAGATATGATGGTGGATGCGCCTCCTGTAGAACGTCCCTGATACTTCTTATGAAGAGCTGGTATATTATTATCTATTTCGCTCTGCTTGTAGTCTAGCTTATGCTTTTCAGCGTCAATGACTACCATGCTATGCCTAACAGCAGCCGCAAGTTCATCGTCTGTTGCATCTCCAGACAAAGTCATGTCAGTAATAAGATTAGATATTATTCCCATCTGAGTTCCGGTATTTTTCATAACCTTAAACTCTCTTCCAGCACGATAATAATGGTCTTCTCCGTTTTCATCAACGGTGTGCTTATCATACTGATATAAAGCTTTTGGATCGAAACCTTTAAGTCCTTCTAACGGTTCTTTAGAAGCTATCTTAACTTTTCCGCCTCTATCGTTTGTTGGTATACACATTACAGTATCGCCATCAAAGTCTGCTCCAGACAATCGATCTGCTACTTTCTTTGTTATGCCAACAGCATCAATAGAATCGGTGCCAATAATTTTTCTAGCATCTTTGTTTTTATTATTGACTGTTACTATTGGTATTTCGAATGTTCCTCCATGAGGATATCTGACAAGTGCAAGCTTGGTTCCATCCTTATAGTTAGGAGCGTATATCTCATTGTCTTTAAGAGAATTTATAGGAATAATAACATGATACTTTTGACCAGGTAAAGCTGCTGCTTGAAGATGCACTGCTGCAGAATCGCATTCATCTGCGAACTTCTGAAGATAATGCTTTTTAACAGTTGGATTATTTAACGATTTGATAGCGTCAAACTCTTCTTCTTTGTCTGCTATAGCTATTCCAAGCTGCTTCTTTGCTAATTGTATAGGCTGTTTAGATAAGAACTGTGCTGGAAGTTTATCTTTCCATTCTGTCCAATCTCCTTCATCAGCTCGCTTATTAATAAGGCCAAGTTTTTTATCTTTTACAGTTGTGTCATTAGCGCTTACTCTATTTCCTGTAGCAGGATCATACCAATATTGTCCACCTTGATCTGCATCTTTAATTAATGATCCAAAAGGATTATCTGGGTCGTTTTTTATATCCTTCAGGACATCAAGTTTAGCCACAGATTTAGACTTATTAGTATTAAATATAACATCAACGCCATCTGGAAAGTCTTTAGGATCGCCGTATATTGCCATTCCTTTTATGTATTTTTTATCGTCTACCATGATACGAACCTGAGAATATCTAGATTCGCCCAACGATAGATCAGCTTTGCCTGGGCGAAGTTCGACAATACCGTCTTTTAACTCTCCACCATCTTCAGCATATCTTATTTTAAGACGACTGGAATCCATACTTGAAGGATAGTTAAATTTCTTTTCGAGTGTCATTCCTCCATCTCTGGAAATATAATCTTTAAGAGTATGAACATTCTCTAGATTATATATTTCTTTATGTTCTGTTCCAGGAGGACATATAACTTTTTGTGTTGTCCATTGACCTCTGTTTGTTACCTGTTCAACACGTCCAGAATATACCGGATAGCCTTCTCTCTGAAGCAAATATAAAGACTTATCAAGCTGCTCCTTAGAAATTCTAAGTTCTTTTTCAATACCGGCGCCAACATCAACCATTCCAACTTCATCTACTCTCTTACGAATGGTTTCAGCTATCTCTTTAGACTTTTCAAATTTAGACGTTTCTTCTGCTTTAAACCAACCTCTAACAGTAGATTCAGAAACTCCCATTTTTCTACCTATTTCGCTTGTATTTAAGCCATCTTGTTTAAGAGATTTTGCCGTTGCAATATCATACATTTTTTTCTCTTCTGAAGCTATTCCAAGTTCTGTTCTGAAATTGTTAGTAGAGAGCCCCATTGATTTTGCAATGGCCGTATCGCCAGTCCACTTCTTACCGGTTTCATCTATATATGTAAATCCCTGTTTTCTAAGTTCATCGACTCTCCCAAGAAAATCTCTAGCGTGCTGATAAGGATCCTCACCGCTGCCATACGGATAGCGTCCGCTTCGTCTTGGCATACCATAATGCTCGATTGTATCACTTTCTATACGCTCTGACACTCCGTAATATGATAATATTTCTTCCGCTATTTTGTTCATATGGCATCAGTCCTCCTTATAATCAATACGCTCTAGAAGTTTGTTTAGATGCACAATCTTATCCATGATATCGAGAATATCTTGTGGATCTGGCTCGTGGCATAAAGGAGGTCTAAATCCATCTACGCAATCATCTTTATAAACACGAAGTTCCATTCCAATCTCGTTTGGCTTGATTTTGTACTCTAAACAAAAAAGAGCAGCGTATATTTCCAACTGCTCCAAATGCGATTCTATTTTTCCTTTCTTTCCGGTCTTAAGATCATGAATCCTTAAAAAGTTATCTCTGAAAGATATAGCATCTGCTGTTCCAAAGAAATATGGAGAATAATATAAAACAACTTCTGTATCCATCTTAAAGCCTATAGCATCGTTTACATATGCATAAAGAGCTCTCTTCGAACGAGGCTGCTTTATCCCCAAATCTATAGTCTCTTTTGCCCAAGCATGAAGACGAGTTCCAATCTCTGCTGCTTTTTTATTAGAATATACTTCGATAGCGGTATCGTCGTCATATCTAAGCCAACTAGATTGAGAAGGACTGAAAGTAGCATGAAGCCCTTCAAGGTTTGAATGTCTTACGAAGTTCATTCAGCACTTCCTCCTTATTCTCTGGATATACAAATCTTGAAAATGACATACCGTCTAGCTTTTCAACATAATGTTCTTGATTAGGCTGCTTTCTAGAATTCTTAGCACGCTTAGCTTCAAGAACAGCCCACTTATCTTCCCACAATATAGTCCAATCTGGAAAACCCTGAATATAATCAGGATCGTTTTTTAGAATTATACATCCTGGGTATTCTCTTTTTATTTCATCTATTAATTCTTTTTGGAATTTACTTTCCAATTTAGCCATAAATTCACTCCTTCACAAAACCAAAAAGTAAAAGTAGCCGTAGCCACGTTCTACCTTTTCCTCTCATAAAAGGGCTTGTTTTTTTCGCGAATTTTTAAAATATAAAAGAAGAGGGCTTGTTGCCCTCAACTTAAAGTTTCATCTTTATTTTTGTTTTTATATCTTTGACTTTTCTTTTTATCTTATCCGCGTTCATTTCGACAGCAGCCAACGATATGATGCCCACTACTGTTCCGACCGCCATGCCGATTGCGCCATTTTTAACTCCTTTGCTATACGCATAATCAGCAACGTGCTTCGTGTAATCATAGAGAACCTCCATGTCAGTCATGTTGTCCCAATTTCTAGTATCAAGTTCAAAATTTTTCATAAATATAACCTCCAAAAATATTGATTGCATAATAGAGGATGTTTTTATCGCGAATTACTAAAAATCAATAAGCTCTGATACGGTACACCCCAAAGCTTTTGCAAGTTTAGATGCCGTATAACAATTTGGTATAGCTTTTTTATGAAGATAATTGCTTATACTTTGCTGAGATATATTACTAATCTCTGACAAATATGTTTGGTCACATCCTTTATCAGACATTAGCTTAATTAATTTCGATGCGAACTCTCTCTTCCAACTTTCTTCAGTTCCATCAAATTCTCGTACTGTTCTGAAAGCACGAAGTCTGTCGTTATACTCGAGAATGCTTCCATCAGACAATTCGGCTATGATGGAGTTTGGTCCATTAGGAGACCAGGAGACGACTGCCGAATCAAGAAACGGATAATATGTCTTAAAGTTTTGATAAATTCCGTCGTGAATATCTTTTCTCATAAAAACTCCTTTCTTTCCGTTTATGCCCACTTTCCCACAAAAAAGTGGGCTTTTTAGTCGCTATCTTATTTTACCACTTTAATTGTATTACAATTATAATAGTAAAAACAGATAGAGGATAAAAAAGGGGGGTAAAAGTGGGTAAGTGGGCATAAAGTGGGCAAAAAATCCACAAAATCACCCATTTTTATCGATTTTCTCGACAAGTCTGTTCAAATAGAACTGCGCCTTCTTAATATCTTCGTCATACTTACCCTTCAAAGGAGCCCTCCAAAGATATTTTATAACCTGGCCAACAAGCCACGAATCGACAGAATCTTCGTACGAACTAAGAGCGGAAGTTATAGCGTCAATACATTCGACGCCTCCGTGCGTATAATGAGAAGGATGATTCACCATGTCTTCTGCTTTCTTTTCAACTTTCTCCTCTTTTGTCTCGGACGCATTGCCAAATATAATTTCATAATTTTTCTCTATATCATTAGGATAGTCCTTCCAATCGCTGTAGCATGTAAACCTTCCATTTTTACTGCCAATACGACATACAGAACAAGAAGGATTAGAATCACAATATTCCTTTATTTTTTCGGCCTTTTCTTCGATGGTCATTACAAAGTTCCTCCTTACTTATAATAATTCTGAAGTTTATATATCTCTTCATTCTTCTCACGAATAATAGCCGACAGCATATTAATTTTGTCATTAAGCCTTGCTATTTCTGCGTAAGACTCTCCACCAACTTCAATACCTTCATCTTGTAGCTTTCGTATCTCTTTCTTAATATCTTTTATTCTACCTCTAAGTAAATCTCTAGCTTCTATGTATTCGAGTGCCATTTTCTCATTCCAAGTCATATTCAGTCCTCCAAATGATCAAAAATGATTTGACGTATAACATTATCTATGGCTATCTCAGTATTAGCAGCCAAAAGTTTTATATGCTCTTCAGGTGTTGGAGTTATAAAAAAATCTCTCCTTAATTCGTGGAGTTTATCGTTTCTATATTGAACTGGATTTTTATACTTTACAAATAAGGACGAACAAAATTTTCCACTGTCTATACTCATATTTTTCCTCCATCAATACCATTTTAAAATTATTTTATTATTTTGTATTTGCCACATCTTGAGCAAATTTAACAGCCAGCGAGGATAAACGAACAAGTTCTGAAACATCTTCTGCAGAATCGAAATATTTCGAATCGGTAATTACTTCTATTGTCGAAAATCGAGCACCGCAGTCCAAGCATTTACGCCTTCTTCGTATTGCGTTCGCACCCCTACTTCTGGTATCTATGGTATAAATATTGTTACTATGGCATTCAGGGCAATACAATTATTAATCCTCCTTTATTTGTTCAGGAAACTCTATAAGTTCAAGCTCATCGTAAACATTACAATAAAGATTATAAAACCATATATTGTCCTGCTTGATCTTACCATTTGCAACATCACAATTATACTCTGTTATTTCTGAATATAATTCTTTCTTTCCAAGATCGTTGTCGTTATCATAAAGATTGTTTTCCAACTGGTATACTAATGCACTTCTTTTTTCCTGCATAGAAGCAAGATATGCATCTGCTCCGGCTCTTGCAACTATTGAAACGCCTCCAAGAGCTGCTGACAAAACAAACGCAGTAATAGCGAATACGAGCGATATTGCGCCTATAATATCCCAGGTATCATTACATTTGTTGTTGGATATGATAAATATAACAAGACAAATAATAGTAACAAAAATAGAAATCCAAAGAATCATTTTATTTCTCCTTTCAAATTAATAACAAAAAGAATAGGAGACCATGTTTCAGATCTCCTAAGCTTTTGACTCGTATGGTATTGGTCCGGTGACATACGCGAAATAATTTGGGTCGTTCTTCATAGAACGATTCATCCTATCGCACCGTTTAATCGCTTCCTGTTCGTCAGTATAAGCGCTATCGGCCCAATGAACGATGTTACCGTTACATCCTGTCAAAGTCCCTTGTACAACATATATCATCTTCATAAATATCACTCTCCTTCATTATAGGAGTCGTTTGGTTCGCGAAAAGAAAAAAAAGAATACCCTATGAAGTTTGGACCTCCATAGGGGATGACTCTTTTGGGCGAGCGGTCATCGTAACTCAATAATGTTGGCGAAAATCCATTTTATTTCCTCCTTTATTTATCGTGAATTTTTTCCACTCTCTCATAATACTCATTGTTTTTTTTTCGCGAAAGAAAAAAGACTCAGATTTTACTCTGAGCCTTCAATCTTTATTTTTTATAGACCCAATATTTTAGATCTGGTTTCCAGTTTATTATACCCATTTTATGCATGTACAATTCCTCAGCAAAAAGAACTCTCCGTATGACAAATATAGGTATCAACGGATACTTCTTTTTAATCAATTTCATGCAATCAACGGTATCGTAAAATAAACCATTACTCATAAAATATCAACTCCTTTCATTACAGGAGCTGTTTAATTCGCGAAAGAAAAAAGAGAAAGGGTTGGGATTGCACCAACCGACTAAATGTCACTATATCGTTTCCGATATCCATCTGTATAGATGGTACTCTAACCGAGTCTTTCTCTCATAATAGTGGATGTTTATTTCGCGAAAAGAATAGGAGATTTTTTAAGATCTCCTAAGCTTAATTAACATTTAGACATGTTTAATAGCTTATGCCATAGTTCGTCATCTTCGCAATATACTTTTATACCACTTGTGTTTGGGTTACCATATGTATACCACGGAATATCATATTTATCACACAATTCAGCCATGATTTGCGGACATATCATTCCCATGTTTCCATTCGGTCCAATACAGTGGTTCCAAGCATACTTATTATAATCGTAAACTTGCATAAAATATCAACTCCTTTCGTTATAGGAGCTGTTTATTTCGCGAAAAAAGAATAGCCCCAGCTAAAATAGCCGAGGCCTTTTGTCAAGCATTGACTGTTATTTCTTCTGGAAATTCCAAATACCAATTACTCGATTCAGGAATATAAGACGTAATTTTATCGTCATAAGTACCAAACTCATAAACCGGAACATTAAAGCTAATTTCGTTAATTAGTTTAATTTTATTAGCTATATCATTTCCGGATAATACTCTGATTTTTTCTATAAAAATACGCCCCATAGTCTCATTAGCAACTGGTATACGTTTTATTTTAGAATCCATAACGTACCAACTCCTTTCATTATAGGAGAAGTTTAGTTCGCGAACTCGTCAAAATCCAAGAACTTAGGTAGACATTTCTTACAAATATTCTCCATAATAAAACTATCATGTTTCCACACATCAGATCTTCTATAAGACTCTAGCCAAATATACCGTTTGCATTCGTTGCACATATGCGGAATAATAGCGAATCTATTGCATGAAAATATCATTAGGTTTCACCAGCTTTCATTCGATCACCTCATCCATCCTAGTTCCACAATTAGGACAGTAGTCCTCGTTATGTAGAGTTAAACACTCTTCTTCGTGGCAGTATGAACATTCCTGAGTAGATTCATTAGGAAATAAATCATCACAATGGTAAATCCAATGACCATGCCGAACAGGAGCAACATCTTCAGATGGAAACCGGTTTATGATTTTAACACCTTCCATTGTTATAGCATCCGCATCGTACAGTGCGTCACGAAGATCTTTACGATTTACGTATTCATTCATGGTTAACCTTTCTCCTCAACTGACTCTCCAGTAATCAACTCCGAATACGGCAGCCCTTCGATCCACTTGCAGAAATCTTTCCACTCATCAAGCTTATGGTTACGACGAGATTTGTAGATGTTTGACAGGACTTCGTAGTTCAGCATGACCGTACGCTTCTGGTTATAGCTGCTCGGAAGAAGCTGGATCATCTGCCACCAAGCGTCTTTTTTACTTGGAGTGTCTGATAAAAAATTATACGTTTTTCTTGCCTCATTCAAACATTTGATTATGGTATTTTCAAATGCTTCGCGAACTTCTGGATATAAATGTTCAGTTGAAAAATCCTCTAGTGTAAATTCCTTCGCATGAATCTTATGCATAGTGGAGCAACTATTAGCCACAGTACCAACCTTGTATGTGTCAAATTCTTTCCACCAATAGAGAGGAGCAGTAATATCAACATACACAGTAATCATACGCATGAATTTACGATGATCAGTACCAGCATTGCGAAGACGTTTCATGAGATCGAGGTCGTTTGCGCCGATAAAGCAGCAATCACAATGGCCGTCAATATCTTCACAAGGGCAATTACCGCTGCATCCGTAATCTGGATCTCGGACAAACTCACTATCACTCTTATCCCAAGAATTTAATGGATTTCTCATGCCACGAATCGCGTGCTCCCAACCAAGGACTTCGGTATTTTCAAGTTTGATCATTTGAGTTATTCTCCTTTTCAAGTTTTTCTATACGAATATCCAAAAGATGATCCAAGGTTTCATTATCTGGGAGATGCATTCTAGTAATAGTTATTTCCGGAATGTTTCGCATTTCCTTATCAAAACGAACTTCAAGGGCTAGATTTGTTATTGCATCGGTTTCGCCTACTATATCATCGGCCATATCGATTATCATATTCCCGGCAGTTTTTACGCATTCGACCAAATATGATCTATATTTTTTACTGTTCATCTTCAAAGCCTACCTTTTATCATGAATTCATCTAAAAATTTTTCAGGAGTTATTTTAATTATCTTTTCCAAATATAGCGCTATGCGGATACATGGACACTACGTCTCCTTTCAAAAAATAACCTAATTTTTCGGGATTCTCGCTCACACACGATAATGTTTTCTCTATAATTGTGCACAACGTATCATACTCATCTATACTGAACATGCAATTCTCGCCAAAAACGTCGGTTAGTACTTTTTCGCAAATATCATCAGTATCAGCAACTTGCTGTTTAATTTTAATCATATTTATTCTCCTTTCAAGAAAATATATAATTGCTAATGCAGGATCCGCAGCCTGCCTTATCGTCTATGTAAACGTCAGCAAATATCTTTCTTGAGTCTCCTCCGAATTTTTCTATCATATCCGGAAGATTCTCGTTTACAGCATCAAATATAAGTCCCTGCTCGGCGCATGCGTTTACAGCAACATCGAGGTCTTTTCCGCATCGACATGTCCACAATATAATTCTGTCAGGATCTTCGTGTGACTGCCTATTTTTAAGCCAATCTATAAGTTCTGTATTCGGTTCTTTTATAATTGACGGCCATTCCGTATCGAAAAGAGTGCCATCAAAGTCAACAGCTATTATCTTTCCCATTGCCTTCTCCTTTCTCTTTATCTGCATTAGATATCATATCTGCCAATATTCTTACACCTCTTACGACCTTTAGATCTTCTTCTGCCTCTTCGATTCTACGATCAAGAGAATGCGTTTTAATCAGTAAATATAAACAAAATAAGCATAATATAATGCATACAAATTCCATATTTTATCTCCTTTCACTCTTCTACGTAATAAGAATCGTTAAGATTAATATTCACAAACGGGTCGTTATACTCTTCCTCCATCCAAATCGGACCTTTTTCTCTTCCGCTTATGATAATAGCAAGACTTCCATCTTCTTTTTGGTATATACTCTTTACTTGTCTAGTCATCGGATCTTCGAATTTATCTATTCCATCTCTAAATAATTTGTATCTTCTGTAGTTATCCGATATATACTTACAATATTCGATGACGTCTCCATCCTCGGGAACGAGGAACGAATTCTTATCCAATATATCAAATGCTTTCTTCATATTATGTTTCTGTCGATTAAGATCGGCATCGAAAAGTTTATGCAAATCGTTAAACGCGCCTTCTACTGTTCCTATGTACATGAACGCGCCACCTTTTTCGGTTCCGATAGCTACCTTACTATCTGTGTCGAGTCCTGCAAGCATTTCGTTTAGAATCTTCTTAACCATAATTTATTCTCCTTTTTTCTTGAAATATATAGGTTTATTAGAATACCGATTTATCGGTTCGGCAAGACAATCATTGCAAGGATCGTCTGTTTCTTTTGTGTCTTTTTCCTCGCACTGAGAGCAGTACTGATCGAATCTTACTTCATTGAAAATATCATCGGGCATATAAAACACCTCCTACAGATTAATAATGTCTATGTTTGCATCCGGATGTTCAATAAGGTCGTTCATAAATTCGTTAAGAATATTAAGTACCTTATATTCGAGATCTGCGTATGTAGTCCCATAAAGACGTGCTTCCTCCGGTCTTCCTTCTCGGTCTTCATCGGGAATTGATATATCATGCTCCTCGAGAAGGTCCTCGAACAGCTCGCAAATATCAACGGAATATTCTCTAAGCTTTATGGTTTTAGGCTCTTGAGTACATACCGTTGTATTGCAGTTCTCCGAATTGTAAATATTTGAATTCTCAGCAATTGCTACAGCTTCCTCCAGACTAAGACCCGAATATCGTGTGCCATCAATTTCTATATTATAAGTAGGCTCGGCATTGGAATCGTGCTCAGCGTTATAGACATCTTTGCAAATTTTAAATTCGTTCATATTTATTCTCCTTTCAAAATATAAAAGCCCGTCCGTATTAGCCGCTATTTATACATGTAGGGCGGCTAGTCCTAGGTCCGAAGTATATATTATAGAGATACCCTCGGCTTAGACCTCTTTACTAGGAACCTTTTGTATCTTACCGGTTTTATTACATTCTTGGTTTTTACTTTCCGGAAACCTAGTTTGGTACCGGCGAAGGGACTTGAACCCTCATGTGAATATCACTACAGATTTTAAGTCTGCTATGTCTGCCAATTCCATCACGCCGGCATAAATAAAAGAGAGGCACCAAGTTTCCTTAGTACCCCTCTTAGTTTTTACAGACTACATTCTTTTGACGGAAGATGTCCATTTGTTCTAGGGCATCCATTATTGTGGCTCATACACCGTTTGCAGAAATCCTTATGCGAATCTTTTGCGTAATTCGTAGTCGGATTCTTAATCGGCTTACGATATCCTGTCTGATGATTGGTCTTTGCCATTTTATAATCTCCTTTCAAATATGTAAAAATGAAAGGAGCCTAAGCCCCTTTCATTTCGAATTTAGGATCAATAATCCCTTCTTCTGCTTCCACTACATAGTAATATAATTCGCCATTGTTAATAGGTTCGCGTTTTATGGTTTTAACGCCATGCTCTGCTAACTTCTCTTCAAAATAGCCAGATATATCTTTTGCAACGTAAGCGTAATATTTCTTCATAATAATCACTCTCCTTCATTATAGGAGACGTTTTATTCGCGACCCCCATCACAAGGGGGCATGGCTACTCAAGCGGATACGCAGGATTACCGTACACTAGGCATCACCTCACTTAAATGTTCGCCCGACCCAATGAGTTTCGTTAAAGGTTTTCTTTTCATTAACTGCTCTCGCTATTGCTAAGTCTATACCGCTTCTTGATTTTAGATGATAGTAATATAGGTCTTTATATGACGTATTTAATCTATCTATTCTACCGGATGCCTGGGCCATTACTTTATAACTGTAATTCTGAGAATAAAACACCATTGTGTCTGTCTCAATACAGTTCCAACCTTCGCAGCCAGCAGTATACTGAACTAAATATACCCATTTCTTATTAAACGGGACCGGCTGATGCTTGTGCCCGTTCCATTCTCCTATTTCTACATCCTCACCATAGTTTAGATTTTTTAGAATCTCCAACTCATAATCAAAGTTATAGAATATAATCATTCTATGGTGATCTTTATACAAATCAAGAAGTGCTTTTTGTCTGGATTCGTCTTCGTTTACTATGCGCCTTAAAATATAACAGAGGCCAGAAGCTTGTTGTATAGGCTCGTTCTTATACGGGTCCCATCTCGTCTTCGTGACCTCTTTATACTTAAATGAATCGTATTTACAGAAAATATCCTCATGATGCGCTTCGGTTTTCCTATCGAAATCCATATCTATTAGTATACGATTTCTAAGACGTATCAACCTTCCTTGGTTTATATATCTATCAATTTTAGGATACTTCGTGAATCGAGAATATATAATGTGCTCTCTTGCGAATTCTGTTTTGTTTTTATAGAATCCGTTAGCGATGAAGACTGGAATATACTGTTCCCAAGTATCTCCTGGCGTTGCTGACAATATAATCCAGTCATTCTTTTTCGCTATTTTAAGGAAAGCTTTAACCCATACACCGAAACCAGTTACTCGGTCTTCGTCAAATATGAAGAATGCATTTTCAACATTCTCGTATTTTGTTATAACTTGCCAGCTATCGACTACAACTTTGTTTTTATACTGGCTTCGGGATGGGTCAACAGACATTTTATAATTCTCGAGTTCTTTGAGCCATTCGTACGTATCCCGCTTCATAGCCGTTGTGATGATATATAAATCTTTCGGTTCGTGCATCGGAATATAATCCGGATCTATACTTCCTCCTTGTTCTTTGAAATAGTAATATAGTCCTGTTCTTGACTTTCCGCTGCCAACGCCGCCGTTAAGAATACACCCGTTACGCATCTTTTTGACGGCGTTCATCTGATACGGGAACAGAAATGGCTTCTCGCTCATTATTTATTACTCCTCAGGATATTCGTCATCCATCATTCTAGATGCGAATCGGTCTACTTCCTGAGTAACCCAGATGGACTGAAGATACGCGGTTCTTCCGGTCTTACCGTTTACATCCCAATCGTACGGACGAATATCGAGGTCCACACTCAGAATATCGATATCATCAAGGCACGAGACCGTGTTCTCATTAAGAGGAGTCTTCTTATTTCCTGTTACAAGATATACAGAAGGTCCTCTGTCGTTGAACTTGATCTTGACAGGCAGGAACATAAAGGGATCGTCTCCGTCCTCACGAGGAGGCTTAATCTTAACATTCCAGCCGCGATCTCTAAGCTCGTTGGCAACGTCCTCATCGCCAATATAAATCGCGAAGTTGCGATCTCCTTCTCTATTAAACTTGGAACCTACGCCAGAAAAATTACGATAAATAATACGAGCATCGTCAATCTGAAGAATTCCCCTAGGTGCAAATGTTACGTTCATAAAACTAAAATCTCCTTTAAAATATAATTTTTATTGTTATTTATCTTTTCTTGAAGGAATCTCCGTCTTCATACCAAGGTACGTCATCGGGGTCCTCCGCTGTTTCCCAAGGATATGCAAGTGGTTCGTCGGAAACAAACCACTCGAAATCCCCATACTTAGATATTGTTTCAATTGCGTCGTCGACAAGCTTGTCGTAATAGGACCGGTCAATATCATCCTCTTTGCCTAGAGACTTAACGAATTCGGACTCAAGCCATAAATATCCCTTCGTTCCTGTTGCAGCGGAATACTTGATGTTTCCGTCCTTATCCTTGCATTCTCTAAGAAGTTCTTTACCTCCGCATCCCGGTTTGATGGGGCAGAATCTTCCTATTCGTCCGACAAATTCAGGAGTATCGCCTTTCTTGATTGTTTTTTCCTTACCGGTTTCTTGGTCAATAATAGTTATCTCAGCATCTGGATCATTGTTTTTCAAATATAATGCGGACGTAACTGCTTTTGTCTCGCACATATCATCAAACTCGATAGGCTCTTTGCTGAATAACTTCTTGAAAACATAGGGCACCGCAAACTGTGTTCCTGTTGCTGTCCACTGCCCTGCTTTCTTACCGTCCTTAAATTTAGCGACATACACCGCATCATTCACAAGACAGAACTTCTCGAAATTAGCCTCGGTCTCGAAAGAATATCCAAATTCCTTACCGAACTTAATTACAAAGTCCTGAATCTCCTGAGTTGCATTCGGTATCTTTATAGAGTCCGTCTTGATATGCGCAACAGTATATCCGAGCTTCTGAACCTGGCTCTTAAGAAGCGTCATGAATAGGGCACCACGCTTCGCGACTATATTGTCCTTGTTTCTAACATCCCTAAACTGGTTCTCAAATGATGCGCTTGTAAGACCGTATATTGAGTTAATGACGATTTTAAGCGCCTGAGCAAGAGCATCAGCCATATCTTCATTAAGATACGGTTTAAGAGCTCCTCCGAGAAGAGTTCCTGCGGTATCGAAGTCTCTGTGTTTAATGGCAACTCGAGCGTTCACAATATCCTCGAATACTTTAGTAAACCTAGGACCAAACAGACATTCAAATATAACGCTATGCGGATGCATGGATGCTACGTCTCCGTCCCATACATTAACGTACATACCGGGCTCAGAATATACTTTACCGCCTTCACCGATTTTTTCTCCAAGATATGTTGACACGCCAGCCTCATACTTGTAACCGGGAAAGAACGGAAGTATGCTCCATCCGTCAGGAAGTATCATGGTTTCCTTATAGGTCTCGTATGTAGGAAGTCCATCCTGATCGAATATGCGGAACACATAGTCTGGACCAAACTTCTCGCGATACGCCTCGTAGTCCATCCAAGAAACAGGCTTTGACAAGTCTCTGTAGTTGAACTCGCTTTGAGGCTTTTTGTTTTTGCCAAATATAATCTTAGCAGAAAGAGAGTTTGTCGTATCGTTTACAGACACATCCTCAATTCCATGAAGAAGTCGTACGAGATCGACCTGCACCTGTCTTGCTATGAAATCCGCCTGCCTTGCATTGAAAACGGCTTCTGTTGCCAGAACATCGTTATCACAATACGCAGCAACCTTCTCCCACATTTCTTCAGGAACAGGCTGGTCCCAAGGTAAACCGAGTTCCTGATGGTGTATACCAAGCTCGATTTCCCATTTCTTAAGAGACTGCTTCGTTGTGCAGAAATCATACACGTCTGTATACGACAAATTATACGCAGCTCCAAAGAATGCGTTTCTGTTACCGTTTATTAGCTTCTGAGATAAATCATATATCTGCTCGTTCGTATATCCTATTAATCGACCGTACAGAATATGGTTGTCGTATCTTCGGCAGTTGAATCCAACAAGCCGGAAATGTGTAAGATCCTCGATTTCTTCTGGCGTTGGATTTATGAGTCGAACAACAGGCTTTCCTTCTCCAGCAATCTTGTAATTCACAAGAAACAGATTGGGAAATACTTCAACATCATAAAATACGATATCGGCTTCTTCTTCCGATGATCCACCAGATATATCTTCGGACTTAAACTTCATTTGGCTTACTTTTGCTAAACAGTAATCCGCTTGATTTGTGCTACCAGCAGCAAATGCGATGACTCCGTTCTTAAGGTCTGATACGTCGTAGTGTAATCCGCTGTTATAGGCTTCGTCTAGTATTTTGAATATAAAATCTATACTAGGTTTTGTATTCGGATGAACCTCTTTGCAAAGACATTTTTTAATTGTCGTCCGTAGACCTCTTTCTGTCTGGACAACGTCTTTATTAATCACATTGCTTTCTCCTTTCAATGGCAAACCAGAACTAATCGTCGCAATAGGATGATCGTTGCATTTTGTCAATTTTCTTCTTAGAGAACTGTTACCTGTGAAAACTTTAACCTCTATCTGATCGTCGTAAACCTTGCTAAGCTTTGACGCATCGCCAGTATAAATATAATGAAGATGGACTCCAGACCCGCTCTTACTGAGCTCCGCGTAAGTAGCCGGCCATTTGCTAGCCTCTTCGATATTTTTTTCAAGCGACTTGTTTCCTTCTTCGTCCCGAATATCAAAATCTATAACAATATGATTATCAGGAGGCATGACATAATGTAGCATTGATGTGTCAATATCGGAAAGAGTAGTCTTCACATCGGCCCATTTCTTTATAGGAGTTTCTTTTGAAGATGCATATTGTGCTAAACATCCTTTTGCGACTTCGTCAAATATTGATTTTTGCTCTTTGAATTCTATGAGTTTTACTTTGTTTTTCTCATTTTTACCCTCCGTCTTTTTTTCCTCTTCGAATTTGTCGGTTCGGAATCCGGTATAGTAACTTCTAATTCTTGAGCCGTCCTCTGATACAAAACGTTCTTTAAAATCCCAGAAGTAATTTTTAAGCTCTTCTTTGAAGTTTCTCTGGGAATATGGATATGCGACCTTAGCCTCTTCGCAATATACCTTATACATTTCCCATGCAGCCTTCAAAGTAGTGCCGTCTTCTTTTTTGAAAATATGATACGAATCGATAACGTAATTATAGAAGTCATTAGAAGCTCCGAGCATATTAAGAGGAACATAGTCGTCATAATATCCAGGGTCTTCCAAATATACTTCCAAACAGTGGCTCGCTATAGCACCGAGTTCGAAATTTATTTGCGACATTATCTGCTTGTACTCTTTCGGGTCGAGCTTGTTTCCGGAAGGAGACACATCAATGAGTCTTCGAATAAGACCGGACTTACCATCTGTAATCTTTACCGGTTTATTTGTACCCATAAATAAGAAGCATTTAAATCTATTCGCGTATGTTGACTTAAATTTCTCATTCACGGTCATTAGCTCGTGCGATACGAGACTGTTCAGCCTTGTATTGTCTTCTATCTTAGACAAGTCGCCGTCATGCTGTATCGCAACAAGTGGATTTGTTTTAAACGCCTCAAGTGCAAACGAGTTGCTCGACGAACCTAGTGCCTTGGCGTCGAATACTGAGTAATATCCATCAAATAATTTTTGTATGATGTTGAGTATTGTGGATTTACCAGTTCCAGCAGCGCCGTATAGCACCATGAACTTTTGTATTTTCTTAGAATCGCCGCTCACAATAGAACCAATAGCCCACTCAATCTTATGTCTCTCTTCTTCAGAATATAGAGTAGATATAAGTTTGTCATAGGCTTTTATGCTTCCAGGCTCAAGGGGATAATTAAGCCGTTTGCTCGCATAGTCCTTTTTATTTGTTTCAGCATTAGAAAATATAAGTTTTTCATCGAGCATCTCGAACGAGTCTCGCATCTGTTTTTGGCAATATTTATGCCAAGAATCAATCATTCCAGAATCCGAATCCCACAGATGCAATATTTTTACGTTGTCCTCGTATTCCGATCGATGTTCTTCTGCGTATCTGTCGAGTTCTCTGTCAATTATACTGATCGCGTCCTGCTCGTCTGTAGACCACATTCCGCGTTCCTCAATCCAGATAGCATAGAAATCGCCACCGCGTATCATAAGATCAGAAGATTTTTTGATAATGAATTTGGGATAAATTTCGACCGGTCCGCGTTTGCTAGTGCGCGTAGCGATCATAAGAAAATCAATCACATTTTTTATTCCCCTTTCATATCCTCTGTCGAATATTACACGATAGTGTCAAGATACCAGCACATTTGGTGGTAAATTGCAACCTTTCTTAAATCTTTATCGCATCCCCTAATATAGAATAATCCGCCACGGCCGTTTGGCTCATATTCTCTATTAAGAAATATACGAATTTTTTCGTCAACGAAGTCCTCATCGTACTTATAGTCGACCATTCCATTTAAACCAAGATTTGCAATCATACCCCAAAACCATTGCGACGTTCTATCTCCATATTCGGTATTATCCATTATGTCTTCTTCGCACTTTTTGGCTATAGACACAATTAATTCTAGAACGCTGCATGGACCATCAAGATAATCTTTTATGTCTTGATTTGTGTGTAGACTAAACCTACGCCTCAATCCTATTCCGGCTTTGGCGCGATTTTCGTCTTTAGGAACGATGTACGTGAATTCGATTTGATGCAAATGCCTAAGAAGTTTATTAAAGGAATAATCCCCTTCGCAATTAGTACTTGCGCCAACCATCTCGCACATCCATTCAAAATATTCGTTTTGTATTTTATCTCGTATTCTTGGCATTATAGTAACCAGGATCTAACAGGATTTCGTAGTCCGTTTTAAGTCTGTCATTCCTAACGTGCACGGCATCGTCTTCCCATTCTCCAAAATGGTCAAGAGATTCTACACCGACGATTGACTCGACGTCTTCTATTGGCTCATCCTCTTCGTCGACAAGACATCCGTCAGCATTATAATATGTCAAACTAACAGTCTCATAACCAAGGTACTCACCAAATTCGTCGGGGGGAATAACATACGGCGCATCAACCACAGTAGATCCTCCTTTCTTATTTGATTCTTCGTCCGGAATATATCCATTTTTCGATACAATATTACTAAGCTCTTCTCTATCTTCTGGAGCTTTTTCCACTTGTGTCTCTTTTATTGCTCTTTTCGCAAAAGTCTCTTTTACAGAACGAATTTCTTCGTCGGCGATTTTGCTGTATTTGTCCTTAACCAATTTCCAAGTTACTGCGGAGCCTATGGCGGCCCCGACAGCAAATATAATAATGCTGGATATTTCTTTATTCATGAATAAACTCCTATATTTTCATAATATATCCTTTCTTATATAAATAAGATAGGATAGTCAAATATATCTTGGTATGGATTACCAGACCCGAACGAATCGAGTCCCGTCATTCAAAAATTGTCGAGAATATTTGTAACATTGAAGTCGAGGATAATAACACGCTCGATGCCATTAACAAAGTCCCTAGCTTTTTCGATATCGGTGTTGTAAATACCGAAGTCTACAAAATTATCGCCGATAGGATTCTCTTCATCATAAATCCAGCCCATTACCTGACCAGCTTTTGTCCTCTGGAATCCGAGCATATCATACACCTCATTCAAGAAAAGATATCCCCTTCTCTTAAGAATATCGTTTGCCTGAGCCTGCGTATGTCTAAGGAACATAAGATTAAATTCCGCATCCTTAGTCCATCCGTTGCATCCGGCGTCGTAAATTTTTGCATAATCGCTATACATTGAGACGGGGTCTGCTGCATCAACGGTCTTCTTAACGGTTTTCTCATTTCCGTCATCGTCTACTACGATCTCTTCGATTTCCCTTGCTTTTATGCCGTATCTAAGCTCTTTGTCAATCTTTTCTCCAAATCGATCGATTACATTATTACGATAGCGCTTGAACGTCTTATCGACCGTTGTGTACGCAGCAGCAAGCGCAATGTTTCGTTTACGAAGAATGCTGTTAGACGCAACAATACCTGTGATAGACAGAGCGCCAAGAGCAACGGCCGGAGCATAAAGCTTTACAAGCTTGATTCCGGTCTGCGCATAAATAATGGCAAGGTCCTTATTGCTATCTTCCTTAGAATACTGGCTTTCAGGAATTCTTTCATCCTCAAGGAAATTGTGTACCTGATTAATCTGCTCCTTGCTATCCTCCAAAATATCGCTAAGCTTAGTGGTTGCCTTGCAAGCCATTACCGCGCTTGCCACGGTTCCGATAACACCAGCAGTTATGAGTATTTCAGGACTATGCTTCTTAACCTTAAAGAGCGCCTTATGCGCAGCAAAGGTTATTTTGTTTACAATTTCTAGATTTTTCATAATTATCATTTCTCCTTTTATTATTCTATTACCATAGCTCTAGGGAGCCGTATTTGATATCCGTATCTTGTACGAACAACATCGGTGTTTCTAAGGCCGGTCCATCCATATCGTTGATCTGTGTAATTTCCAACGACGCCAGCTAATTCATAAAGATCAGCAACACTTACTATTCCGTAATTGCTAACTATTTCCCGCATTCTGTCGAGAACATCTTCTGCCTCTCCTCTTGTTTCGAAATATAGCTCGTCATAGTTATAAGTTGATCTGGAACTGCTTGCTACGCGTCTTGAGTCTCCTCTGTCATACATCTTGTCGAATGACACTCTATCGGCGTTGGAGCGTCTTCTTCCAGAACCGCTTTCCCCGTATAAAAGCATGTCAATGCCGTTTGTTACGATATCTGCTATTGCTTTCTTTGTCGCTGGAACAAGAACTTCCATAAGAATATAAGAACCTACGTTATGCGCATCTTCAGATATAAATAGGTCCTTAAATTTAGTAGCTTCGCTTCTCTTTCTTACTTTTACATTTCCGCTAACTACTTTCTGAATATTCTTGGACTCGGCAGCCTTCTTAGCTTGTTCTTCTTTAAACCTATAAGAATTAGGCTTGAAATCGTCCATATTTATTCATCCTTTCATTCTATTATTTTTAGCTTTCCTGTTATAGAAACCTTGGTCTGCGGTATAAGACCCATTTCTTTTTTATACTGATATGCCAGGTTACTTCTTGCCTTCTTTTCCGAAGACGCGGTTGTTTCCCCGGTCCAATAATGTTCAACACATTTATCGAACACCATAACAGGACCTCTATATGAATATACTTTCATTTATCAATCCCTTTCCAAAAACAAAAAGGGAAATACCTTGTTACAGGTATATCCCTTCTTTAGGTACAACTCCGTCTTTTTTAATCGGCTTTATTTTCGTCCTTACCCTCGACCGAAGTAGCTTCCTCAGGCTTGTAGACTACGTAGCCCTTCTTAGCAAGATTATCGGCCTGCCACTTCTCGATCTTGTCATTGACCTTGAGCTTGCGAGCAACAACGCGCAATCCTGCGCCAGTTGCAATAACTGTGCCCAAGCCAACTACGACTTTAATCACGGTGGCAATGCCAGATCCTTCTTCCTCTTCAGGGATCTCGCAATCCATTTCTTCCTCGATGGTTTCTACTTCCATATCTCTGATTTCGTCCATTTTAATAAACTCCTTTTCAAAAATTAGTGGTGTTTAACCCTCATAATATAGATTGTTTTTTTCGCGAATTTACACGAAATTATAGTACTTTCTAGACGGTGATATGTTATAATCTATAACCAAGCATGGAGTTCCATCCGCAGCAAGTTTGGAACTAGGTATAAGTTCAATTAAACCATCATCTAGTTTCCAGCCAAGCTCATCGCCAACGCCTGTATGCTCTAGCTCTAGTTCGTCATACAGATCGTTTAGCGACGCGTACATCTCGTGTACTAGAAGTCTATTAATCTCGTTCTCTGCTTTCTTTATCTTGTCAAAATCCGATCTGAAATATCTTCCAGAATAGTAATCATAGCATAGTGTGTTGCCAGAACTAGTTATTATTACTTCTTTCGATGTAACAGGATCGCTTGACATCCTATTCTCTGCAACTTTTTCTCTTACGAGTTTCTCTTTCTTTTCGCCCACAACATCCACAACAGCGTCCTTATACTCGCTAATCATCGTTTCGGAAAGTTTATAAGCAGTTGCAAGTGCCGCGTTTCTTTTAAGATTTACCTTACTAGCTCCGATAAGACACGATATAGACGCTGCTCCGGTTACTGCGGAAGGAATATAACATTTCCAGCATGTTCGAACAACTTCCTTTTTCGGTATAGGATGACCATTATTGTCACCATATCTCTCTTCGAGAAGTCTCATGGCTTTTGGAGTAGCTTTTACCGCGAGTATAGTTGTCGTAATCATTCCAGCTATTCCGATTCCTGTTAGAATTTCTGGACTTCGCTTTGACAATGTAGATTTAATTCCTTTAACTAGGTCTTTTGCCGATACTTTATTCATTTTTTTCTCCTTTCTTAAACAAAAAAAACAAAAGAGGGTAATTAACCCTCTTCGTTTGCAAGTTTGGCAATTGCTTCATTGACCTTCCTATCAATTGTCTCTTCCTGCTGTTTCTCATTCACATAGCTTGAAAGCAGGGTTGCCCCTATTCCAAGCACGGTTCCTGCGATGCCCAGCATCTTAGTAGTATTGATTTTAATCATGCTTTATTACCTCCTTTACACAATAGCCGATGTTTTTTTCGCGATTAAAGATAATACTGGAAACCACTTAACGGCTCTTGGTTGAAAGATATGATGATACACTCGAGCCCATCATCCAAAACAGTCTTGGTATGAGTGAAATCTATCCATGACTGCCAATATGTCTCGTAATTTATTCCAGTAGACCATCCAAAATCTCTTCCGTGATCCAGCGGCTCAAGGCCAATATATTTATACCAATCGTTCAAATATGCTTCGTCGTCTATAGAAAGAGTTCTATTAAGCTCATATTCTGCTTTTTGAATATCTTCTGGCGTTGACCGGAAGTAACGTCCCGAATATTCATCGAAATATAGCTGTTTGTCGTCCGTAAACGAGTCGTTATAATCTTTATATTTATCTTTTGCGATTTCTTCTCGGACATTATCGTTTGCGTTATCTCCGTATAACTCTGAAACTTTATTTTTATACTCTTTGTATGAATTATTAAGAAATGCATAAGCGCTTGCTAAAGTCGCTTGATTACGTTTGCTAAGAATATTTGCGCCAAATATGCAAGTTATTGTACTAGCGCCGGATATAAAAGCAGGAATATAAATTGGACCTGCAGCTCTAACGGATTCAACTACAGTCAACTCTTCTCCTTTTTCTTCTTTTGCTTCTTCTAAAATACGAATAGCTTTTGGCGTGGCCTTAACCGCCATAATTGATGTAACAACAACGCCGGCTGCCCCCATTCCAGTTAATATTGTTCCTGAGTTACGTTTTAAAAATATTTGCGCTTTGTTTAATAAATTGCTCATTTTCTTTCACTCCACTTTAATATTTACAAAAAAAGAAAGACCCATTTCTGAGTCAATCTTCCAGGCTCACAAAAAGCTAAGAGGCTATGTTCCCATAACCTCCAAGCAACGATTAGTTTCACTTTTTAGGGATGAGTTTATTTATAAACCCTCGCCCCATCATCGTCGTTACCGTTCCTTCTTCTTCGAACTTGAGGGTCTTGAAAGTCCCCCAAATTGTAACTGCCAACGGAAGTACGATTCCGCCAATAGCTATTCCGTTTTTGACTCTTCGATCTTTTCGATCCTCTTCTCGAGCTTTTTCTCTCTCCTTGGCTTCGATTTCGAGTTTTTCAATCTCGATTGCCTTATCGAAAAGCTTGGCGACCTCATCTACCGTGGTCTTGTGCATTTCGGTTCCTCTCTCCATTCTGCTCAAAGCGTCGAATCCGTCCTGAATTTCCTCGTGCAACAATGTTTCGATATTTGTCATAATAAATCCTCCTTTAAATGTATGAACTAAACCGTTCATAATATGGGTTGTTTTTATCGCGAAATATAGTTTTCTCTATTGACTTTAAAAATAACGTACTTCTTGGATATCGATTTATGAACTGGTTTGTCCAATTCTAAAAACAAATATGTCTCGCCATCGATATCAGATTCATCAACTCTCAAAGTACCGGTTTTTGAAGAAAATAAAAATAAAAGACCAACTATAACTCCTACTATCAAGCCAACACCTAAAAAGATAAAATACAAATAATCCATTTTTCTCCTTTCTTAAATGCTTTTTCAAAATTCCAACCGGGGATTTTTTTGACTTTATAAAAATAACACTGCTTCTTGTCACTTACGTACGTAAAACAATTAACCAAGAATAAAAAGAAAGAGCCCTTGCTAGAGCTCGATCTTGCTTCATTTATGAGTTTAATATCGCGTAAATTATTTTAGCACCGAATACTGCAAATAAAACCGCAAGTATAAAATCCATATTATCACCTCGTAAAGGTATAAGTTTTTTTCGCGAAAAAAAAAGAAAGAGCCTAAGTTTCCTTAAGCTCAATCTTTTGAGAAATCACTTCTCGCTTCTTGCCAACTCAAGAAATTCCTCGTATGTAACTACCAGTCCATCTGCGGTAATAACCATAGTTTTAATCTCCTTTTATGTTTAAAAATTTATTGGTTCTTTCTCATAATAGGAGCTGTAATTTTCGCGAATTAATATCGTATGGCAAAAAGAAAAGAGAGTGCGATATGTGTTCCCTAGTTTTGCAACGCATAGACGTTCACATCTTACAATTTATCTTTCTGATGTTCACTTATATTCTCTTCTCATAATAGGAGACGTAATTTCCGCGGTCAAAAAGAAAAGGCCCTGTCGTAATGACGGAGCCTTTTGCATTATGGAATGTTGTTTTCGCGTGTTACATTCCATTGAGTAGCTTTTTATTTGCTTTAAGAACTCTATCGGCGAATTCTTTAGCAGTGCGCTCGTCATGGCCTAAATCTTTGAGACACGCTATATTTAGATCTTTCCAATACCGGTAGATGTTAACGCTTCTTCTTAGCATTAGCCTCTTTCTGATACTGTTTTGCTCTACTTAGAGCCTGTTCTTTAGCATCTCTATTCATACTAGCTAAAGTTGGGTTAGATTTACTGTAAACTTTTTCGTTAATTTCAAAATTTTTGGCTAACAGACGTTGAACTGTTGCTTTTCCAGAAAATGCCTGCTTTGACGTTGATATCTGTTTCACGCTTTTCTTATTTATCTTTTCGCTGATTCTAACGGCGGCTACTTCACCTTTTCGTTTACTAGCATGTGCGTTCAAAGCTGCCATGGTTCTGTTTCTATCAGCTTTCGCAGCCAAATTGTCTGCTCTTTTCTGATAATAGTTAGCATTAATGTTGTTTGCCTTCGAGATTAAGCCAGAACTTCTATTAGCCGCATATCTATTCATGCTAGCCATGGTTCTATTTTTTTGTGCTCTAGCATTCAATTTTTTGGCTCGCTTATTGTAGTATGCGGCGTTAATGTCGTATACATTTTTACGTCTACCCCACCTCATTCCGGGTACACCATAATGCATAAGTTCGTTTTCACGCATAGATTTTAACCTCCCATTTACTTAGAACCGTGTTTATTGTCTAAGTCTATTTTAGTCTCGATCTTGCAGACACGAGTTCCGAGAGCATCTATCTCTTTTCCATGTTCTCCAACCCTAGTTTTAAGTTCATTGGCGTCCGCGATAATGCTGTCGATCTTGTCGTTCAACTTCTGAATAACGACTCTTAAGTCATTTATTGGCTGAGTGAACTTCATGATGACACCTATAAATCCACCTAACACCACTACCGCCGTTACAGCATATCCTATAAGTACTACATCATCCATTTCAAATCCTCCGAACTAAAATTGGATTAGGCATCTTTCTTTTCACCGTCAACCCACTTCTTAAAGCTCTGATGAAGACCTGTTGATGCGAGACCCATAACAGCGCCGTACACGATAGATTCGACAGAGAACCCGCTTACAAGACCGTTAAGAACTGCGCCGAAAACCGCAAGAACCACGGGAATATTATCATTGCTAAGCCACTTAAAAAATGTGGCATGCTTGATAATATAGCCAACTACTAAACAAGCGACCATTACAACTGCTACAAAATATTCATTTAAAAATGCGAAATCCATAATATTTTCCTTTCTTACGCTTTTAGTTTTCCACGAACATGTATACTCAATATTCCGCTGGCTCCAGAAGAGCTGGTAGGTCGTATTAAATAAACATTGTATGGATCGGTGTTTGAGCTAGGAGTGGACGCCCATGTTAAAGCGCTTTGCCCATTTGTAGATTCAAATCCCGTAGTGATTGAAGAATTATAGACCGAGAACGGATAACTCCCAAATTGTTGACCTGAATTACTACGATACCAGGATCCGAGCGCTGTCGATATTTTAAGGTTCTTTATTGTTTTTCTTCCCCAAAGCTCGCATGTATCGTCCGAGTATTTATGATAAGTCCATATACCACTGGTTCCGCTCTCGACGATAAATGATTTTAAAGGCTTTTTATTAATTATTATATCGCCTGACACGTATTCTAAGTTAATGCCATTATGTGAACTTAATGTTATCCATGAACCATCACTAAATATGTTAACCGGAGAGCCATTTAATGTCATTTCTGAAAACGATTTTATTTTAATTTCTTCGCTATCAGGATTTATAGAAAGCTCATACTTGTTATTTTTGAATTGTATCTGACCAGTGGCTGTAATATTTTTAGAAAATATATCGTCTATGTTTACCTTATCAGCCGTGATTGTTCCAGAAGCAATTTTATCAGCAGTTATTGCTCCAGAAGCAATGTTATCAGCCGTGATTGTTCCAGAAGAAATTTTATCAGCCGTGATTGTTCCAGAAGAAATTTTATCAGCCGTGATTGCCCCGGAAGCAATTTTACTAGTCTTGATTGCTCCGGAATCAATTTTACCAGTAGTTATTGCTCCAGAAGAAATTTGATCAGCGGTAATTGAATTTGTGATTATGTTTCCTCCATTTATACTCGTCTTTCCATATGTTGACAAATCACTAAAAGTTACCGCCCCTGTGAGATCTATTGTACCAGAATGTTCTTTATTTCCGACCTTTAGTACAATACTCGCTTTGTTGCCTGGGATGCCATTTGAAACGCTCATGGTGATACCGTCTGCAATTTCAATCGCGCTCTTAGCCTTGTTATAAGCCTTTTTAGCCGCTTCGTAAGAAGACGATAACGATACTTCCGAATATTGGAATGTGCCATCACAAAAAACAGTACAATCAACAAAATATAAACTATTGGTGCTTTCTTCGGTATAGCTAGGCTCTGTGTCATCCCATCCGGAAGGTGGAGACGAAGGAGAAAAAGTTGTCGGTTTGGATGGCGGCCCAAGAGTCGAGGATTGCAGCAAATAATATCTATAGGTCGCTTTTACATCGACAATAAACTGTATAGTTATTTGAGCACGTGCTTTTACTTCCATTTTGATTCTCCTATTTTACTTTTCTAACTGAGCCGTATATGCTTGTGAACTAATAACATCTTTAGCTGACACGGTTAATGTATTAGAAGTTCCTATAGGTGTTGTGCCCTTATACCATTTAATCGATCCGTATGATCCACACACACCAGCATCGGTGATTGACTGTTCAGCTCCGCCAACAAACACATGAGCTGTTAATACTGTTGATCCGGAGCTATTCTTGAAAACTGTTCCGTTTGAAGATGTAATAGTCATAGTAATTGCATCTGCGCCAGCAGCTCCGGTGTCACCTTTATCGCCTTTAGCTCCGGTTGCCCCCATCATTCCAACCGAATATGAAGTTGATGGATCGCCAGAAGTATAGGTTATAACCGTTTTAGTCCATAAGTATTCAGAAGCGCCAACGTTTGGGATGGTCGACGACCAGGTTCCTGTTGGTACAGTTGTTCCGCTACTACTTTTCTGATAAGTAATGGTTGTTGATACTATACCTTTTCCGGCAGATCCGGTGTCACCTTTATCGCCTTTAGCTCCGGTTGCCCCCATCATTCCAACCGAATATGAAACTGATGGGCTACCTGTTGTATAATTAATAGTAGTTCTTGTCCATAGATATTCCGAAGCAGATACCGATGGAATACTTGTAGACCAAGTACCATTAGGAACAGCAGTACCACTAGTACTCTTCTGATATTCGATAACAGTAGAAGAGATTCCCTTACCAGCAGCACCAGTCTGACCAGTAGCTCCAGTCTTGGCAACCGCAAATGAGAATTTCTTATTTACTGTAATGCCATCTACAGAAACCGGAATGACTGCTTCGCAAGCCGTTGATATGGTAGATGTCGTAGTAAATGTGATCGTAACCGATGGCGTATTATTATCAGTTACAGAAGCAGATATACCAGCCGGGCATGCTATCTTACTCTGGTCTACCGATACGGTCTGACACTGAGAGTTACCACAAAAAGCAACCGCCTGAGTATTGCATGAATTACCGGATGCAACACCGCTTGTCCCACCTACGAATGTATATGCCTCGCTAGTTAATATAACCGAATACGCATCGGTTACGTCAATAATTGTTATTTGGTCGGCAGATTTAATAGCCATAATTCATTCTCCTTTCAAACAATTAGTTCGCACATAAATGTTATTTTTGTGTCCACGTCTTCTGGAGACAGTGTGAATGTGAAACCGTTATCTCCAAATCGTGAATCGCTAGATGAAATAATCCCAAATGATTCATCGTCCAAGCGTTGCCATTTCCACTGGAGATATGCGCCAGATCCAAAAGCAGACGCCAAAGCAGAACTGTTTGTAATTCTGTCCGATCCTCTATAGATAACAACAGATAGTATTGTGGAAACGCTATCGTTCTTAAAGACCGTGCCTCTAGACGATTCGATTCTTAGAGTTACAGCATCTTCTCCTTTAAACTCACCAGAATCTGCTCGTTCTTCTAGCGAATTTACTCGGCCTATAGCAGTCTCTGCATCTTCCGCTATTGTTTCGACATTTTTTCCGCTAGATCCGATAAGTATACTTTTTGCCGAAATTTCAAGTTTATGATCTCCACTTTGATCTTTATAGTACTTTATGAAGTTGCTTGAATCGCCAAAAGCTATTTGACCGGAATCATCAAGATAGATTCCTCTACTTGCGTTATTAATCGATGACTTTACTCCAGAATAGATTGAGTCATTTGTAATGTTAAACCCACCAATAGTCGCGCCAAATGCAACAAGATCGTTAACTGCGACTTTTTCTGCAGTAATTGATTTGGCTACTATAATACTACCGGATAATCCATTTTGAAGATCTTCCTCACTAATCTGTTCCGATGTAGTAGCTCCGCCTTCAATATTAAGCTTGTAGTAAAGCCCATCCGAGCCTTTAACAACAAGCTTATCCGCTTTGACGGTTCCGCCCTCGATAATGTCGCCCTTTATCGTCACACCAACTAATTCGCCGGTTATCCTGCCTTCGCTAACAACAATGTCTTTAATAATGCCCGAGTCAGAGAATATCTTTCCAACCGCCGCTTCTGTAATGTTCGCAAAGTCAATGTTTGCGTATGTTGCATCTAGATTGGTGATTTTGCCGTTTATAGCTGATAAAACATCCGCTGAGACATAAGTGAAGTTGGCGCTGTATGCCTTAAGATTATTAATCTCCGCATTTGCTGCGTTAAGGTCTTCTGCTGAGATATTAGTTGCATTCACAAATGTGGCTCTTAGGTTCTCAATATCGGCATTAAGAGCTTCTACATCTTCGGCAGTAACATGGTCAAGATTAGCATAGGTTGCCTTAAGCCTCTCTATCTCAGCATTCACGGCTTCCATGTTTTCATATTTGGCCGTTATTGCTGTCAGATTTTCGAAGTAGGCATTTATAGCGTCAATATTTTCTGTTGTAATACTGTATGCTAAGATGTTGCCGAACTCGTCAACCTTATCGCTAATTTCGGTCATTTTTGAATTCTTAGCAGACGGATAAGACAAATTGCCAGTAACAATTGCTGAGTGGTTCTTCAAAAGAACTGTAACTCTATCGTCCGCATCAACGCTTGAAGTGGAAGCAATAGGAGTCAACTGGTCAGAGCCGTCGAGTTTAACATACTGTTTACCGTTATAACTGACTATTTTGCCAAGAAGTGTCTCTTCTTTCTTCTCTTTTTCTTCCGCATTCACTTCTACATACTGCGATATAAGGTCGTCTGATAAACTCATAGTTTCGTAACCTCCCATGTAAGGGTGTTGATTTCGACGGCCGTACCGTCTCCGCTTACAACCTTAATTTTATTCGCAAGATTCTTTGTAAAAATCGCAGTCTCATTTACTTTGCACCCCGGTTTGCAAGAAATTTTCTGACTTATAACTTTTGCTTTAACATCGGTGATGCCAGCCCTTTCATAATTCAGCCTAACGCAATCACCAATTCGAACTGGGCAATATCCATGCGAATATTTAAGAGTGTATTCCAAACTCGATGTCTCTTTTAGAGTCTTCGCCACATATTCGTTCAAATATGTCTGAGTTGGGTTGCCATTCAAGTTCGGATCTGTTATTCTGTAAATAATCTCTCTACCTCTATTGGGAATTGATAACGGGCTAGTATTATCTTCATTCCTAGCCTCAGCATAAATCTGTTTGCTGCCATTGGAGTATACAATCTGAATAACATTCGGAATGCCATACAAGTCGTGTTTCATTGTAATTTCGGGATAAAGAATCGAGCTATTACTATCATCGTATGTCCAAACAGGCTGTAAAGAAGCCGTATCCTGCTTGGGAGAAAACAAGATACGGCCCATTTCATCCAAATCAAATATGAACTTTGCATTAGCAATAAGGTCCGACAGGAAGGTAATCCATGTGTCATCGGTATTAGCTACAAAGTCGTTATGAAGTATTGCATCAGAATTCGAAGCAACCACTGGAGCTCTCGCGTTTTCACAAACGAGCGTATACGCCTTGCTCATGATCTCCTCTCCCTCTAGCAGTGAATAGCCAAGAGGAGGAGGCGACTCTTTGAGTTCAATAAGAGGTGTGTAAGCATCCATGCTGACCTCTCGAATCTTTCCGTCGAAAGTCGAGGAAGGCGTTTGAACCAGAAAAGTGCCAAGAGGAAACTTCTCAATAACGCCATTTTGAATCGCAACGAGATAAACTCTGATATAGCACTCTCCTAGTGATTCTGTTACATCAATCGTTGCCGAGCCAAGTGTATCGGCTTCAGCATCTCTCTCAATAGTGCAGGACGTTACATTATCAAGTTTCCTAGTATCTTTCCATGAAAATGGATCGACGATATAGTATTCAAACGTTTGCTGCATGGGTTTTGTCCAATCGGGCATCTTACGCACCTCCTTCTACTCTGGTTATGTCAAGCGTTACCGGAATTGTAGTTTCGCAATGTGTCTGGCTGAATGATACGGATACGTCCGCCCAATAACCGCTTCCAGACGGTTCTCTGACATAAACGTTGCCCATCCATCGAGATAGTCTACGTAATCCATAAAGTGTTTCATGGTCCTTCTTATCTATGTCCATAGCCCAACTCGAAGTCTGGCCAAGTTGGGTTCCGTAATAGCTCACAGGATGTGATCTACCGGCGTACTCAACAAGAGAAACGTCTTTCTTATTGCTGTCTGAGACGTCAATGTTATACGCGAGTTTTAGCATAGAACCAGTCCAAGGTGGTTTCTCAATTGAGTAGACATCATCAGTATCAAATGTGGACCAATCTTCATCCCATTGAATAATAACCGCTTTACCATTAACAGGATATCCAGGAAGATCATAAAAACTTACAGCGCCAGTTGAATTTGTAATAGCAACGACTCGATACCTGGCATAATCAAGCGAGGGATGGGGATCAGTAATCGATATACCCATAGCATTGTCGATACCTTTTGCTAGTTCAGTAAACGTGCCATCAAATTCTCTTCTATAAACCGAAAGAGTAACTCCGGATACGGCTCGGTCTTCACCATCGACTGTCTCAAGACATTGCGGATAAATTGAAGCAGTAAATGTCTGTTCGTCAACCAGGACATCCGCGTTAATTGTATAAAACGCGTCCGTCCAATTAACCGAAAATTCCTTTGACACTTCTGTACTTAGTCCAGAATCCATCGTGACCGAGCAAGTTACTGTATAAGTAAATCCAGTCTCAAAATCTACACTTCCAGCAGAAAGCGAAAGAACTAATGATTCTGAAGTGTCGTAATACTTAGAATAAACGAGGTCGCCTTTATTTATTATTTTGGTTCGGCCGGCATCATCAACTGTTTCATAATAGTCATTCGATGCTATTGCAACATAATAGCCGATTGGTGTTTGCTCAGCAGGGCCAGCCAAAGCCCTAATATAAAGAGGAAATTCCGTCAAGGTATCAATTGGAACTCCATTTTGATTTGCGAGACTCAATTCTAGTGTTGGCTTTTCATAAACATTTATTGTTCTCTGAATAGACCAGTCGCCATATACCTTGGTTACGCCAGCAGTTCTGATTCGCCACTTTATTTCTGCACCTCCGGATACGTCAAGAGAATATGACTTGGTTTTGTCTTTATCCTCGTAGCTAGCGTCGTTACGGATGTTCGTAATTTGAGGGGCTCCGTCGTCAATGATTAACTCTAATTGGGCGTATGTCTCACTAGAACCGTCATTTGCATTATGCACCCAGTATAACTTAATAGGCTCCCCAACAACAGCAGTCGTTGTAGAAGACCAAGTTGTTGGTGCCTCTGGTATTATGCCATGAGCGATCGACTTAACAGGCGACCAATCGGAGGTTCCATAATCATTAACGGCTCTGACCCTAAAGTACCAAACATAACCGGTACTAATCTCGGAAGAATCCCAAGATTCTATTTTTCCTTCGGTGCTACTTGATCCGACCAGTGATGAATCATCCCAGTAATCTTCCCCAATGGAATTATACTGAATATCGTAACCTGTGGCGGTAGATACTTCTGACCATTCGAGATGAATTGAGTAAAATGTGTTAGAAGCCGAATGCGCATCCGATCGAATTACAGTAATCTCAGTAGGAGCATTTGGTTTCGTGCCAACAGAACTTGAAAAATCCGACCAAGCGCTCACAAGATTTCCTCTTACTGCGCGGCATCGTACAGTGTATGTTCCACCGGACGGAACCGCGCATGAGTAAGAGACGTAATTTGAAACGGTATTTACTGTAGAAGTTCCGCTATTTACTTTACTGGAGTTGTCTTTTATGATCTCGAACTCAATTGCTGTTGCGTTGATTTCATTGGCGTTGATGTTACTAATACTTGCTGTAAGTGTCAATGTATCGTTATTAATAGTAACGTTTGGAACGCCAGGAACCGACGGAGGATTATTTGAGAACTCATAAACTTTAGCAGAAGACCAACGGCCATCTTCCCAATAATGCTTATTGTTTCCATTACTGTCTTTGTAAGTTTTTGAGTACGGTTTAACACTAACCCTTACTTTAGCCGAAGCCGAGTCGCAAGAACGAACTGCGACGCAATCTTCAATCTGCTCGTAAGTAACAGTTACATCTTCGTCATGAAGAGGAGTCCCGTCAATCAAAAACTCACGCCAACTAACAGTAAAACCGGCGAGGTTATCTCTCGAAAACGCCCACCTAACAAGAACATCTCTATCACCGTTTCCTGCATTTTCGGATATCGGTTTAGCTTTGAGTCCAAACGATGTAATTATCGGCGTCGTTGTTGATTTATTCGTAACGGTAGAGGAGATATTTGAGCTTTCTGAAAACTTAAGAACTTGCCCAACATAAATCTGATTAGGATTTTTAATATTGTTTAACCTAACAACCGTATTAATCCTATCCTGGTTCGTAGCACCAGCAATACTTGATTTGTAAGTCGAACATATATTTGAGAGTGTGTCCCCTCGTTTAACAGTGTAAGTTGTTACAGCCATGCTTATCTCCTCCTTTCAACTTTAGTGGCTCTAACGAGTGTCTTAACAGCTTCCGCAATATTACTTCCATCATCGTAAGTGATACCATTGATCTGATAAGTGTCTCCGCCGGAAGAACCAAGCTTTTTGCCTATATCCTTAATTGCAGATACTACATCGGAAGTTCCATTTTGACGTGAATTCATCGTAGAGCTGATTGCACTGATATTTGACATGACACCAACAGAAGGATTCATGTTCAGCATGTTGCTCATTGCGCCAACGCTTGATTCAACGTCACTCAAATCAACAACCGGATGAATGGTTGGCTGAGTATCCATGCCGCTAGAAATTAACTTAGAGACTTTGGCTATTGCTTTACTAGTACCACGAATCGTTTCATCTGCCATAGAGATTGCGGCGTCTCGTCCCATCCAGCTTCTTCGCTCAATACCTTGAGCAAATCCTTCAGGAATAGAGTATGCAAGTGCTCTGAACACTTTAGACGGCGAGTTGATTTTAAGTTCTTTTGCCGCAGCGATTGCAGCATTTCTAGCCATTGCTCTTGACTGAATCTCAGCCATGTACCGATTATCTCTTATACCGGCAGCAAAGCCTTGGACCACATACGCACCTGCATTGTAGAACGAAGTATAATAACTTCTAATGCTCGATACTGTTGAAGACGCTGTTTTACTAAGTGATGATAAAGACGAAGAAACAATAGAAATACTTTTTGTCATTCCTGAAAATGCCTGAGACGACTTCTTGGCTACGCTCACCAGCCTGTCCAAGCCATTTCCGGATTCCGCAAGCTCCTTACTATGCGACGATATATTTCCGACGCCAACAGCAACCGCTGCAAGGCTTGCTGCCATA